CAGTTTACACAGAAACCAATCCCTTCAACTTCAGTAGGACATTCAAACAAGAATGGATTGTGGTTGGGCGAAAAGATTGCGCAAAAAATAAGCAGTCGGGTTTTGGGAAATTTTGATAGCGGGGTATGGAGGTAGGACTTACAGGCCGTAGGCCGAATACTCAAACTACCCCCCCCCTACTAGGGCTCCGCCCATGTACTGGGTACGTACCCTCAACCTTAAGGAATCAATCATGTTCGCAATGTTCAAACAACTCTTCGCAGCCTTCACTATCTTCTTCGTCTCACTCGAAAAGGTAGCTAAAGCAACCGAGCACCTCGCCACCTGGTCAGAGGAAACTGCCGGCGCATTCGCCGATGAAGCCCGTGTCCAACGTCAATCAAAGATGAATGCAATGCTCAAACAAGAACGAGTAACAGAGAAACAACTCGCTCAAGTGAAGTAAACCTCAGCTCCCTTCGGGGAGCTTGAGACCTTTACACAAACACATTACACAACTGAGATAGTCAGTTAAGTACAAGGAGACTCCGTCTCCGATGGCGAGGCCTGAGCTTCAGCTTAGGGATTGGAGTGATTATGTGCATCTGGGTATCGAATCACTAATCCTTCCCCAATCATTACCCTCATTCAAGTATCGAATCAAACCGATACTCACCCGATATCTAATGCTTGCAATGAGCTCCGCTCATGTTCTGGATGCGAAGCACATGGTGTGCGTAGCACCCATGAATCGAAAGACATGTCGTCTCTCGAATTGATAACTCAGGAGACTTCTCATGCTCACCTTCAAACAACTCTCTCACCTGTTCTACATCCATCGTGAACTGCCTATTGCCTGCGCTACGGCATTGATGTGCCTTGCCCATGTGTTGGTACTCGCCAGCATCAATGACGCCTTTGTCGAGGCTGTCATGGCCTTCGGTGCTGTTGTGATGTTCCTCATCACCAGCTCTCTCATCTATGGCGTCATCCGCTTCGAACAGAAGTGGGGTGCCAAATGAGCCGCAATCAACTCTCAGTAGAAACCCTAGCGGACATCTACTCAGCATGGTGCCAAGCCTTGCCTCCACTTCAGGTGGCCAAGGCATTGCGCTTGGTGCCTTCCACTGTCATCACCGAATACGTTCGGTTGGATGATCTCGCTCGCTATGCCTCACCTCAATCAACTCAGTCCACTCAAGGAGATCGTCATGTCTGACCTCATCAACAACCTCGCCGATGCCATCGAAGAATTCGAAGATGACATCTGCAACTTCCATCCAGAACTCTGTGCATTGGGTGTGGTAGAGGACAACCGTGACTTAATTCTTGAACTTCACTAGGTATATCTCATGAAACAGAAACTCATTGCGTTTGCTCAAAACGCCCTTTGCCTTGCTGTGTTTGGCCTTATTGGGGCCTTGCTTGCATGGCGTGGCTAACCCGTTACATACGGAACCAAGCCTTTCACGTAGAGTGCCTTCCGTTTTGGAAGGTGCTCGTTTTAAACCCTTGCGCTCCGCGCATGCCATGGCAAATCCTGCCGTAACTCTTTAGGAACTCTCATGACCTTCAAGACCAATACCGTGTCCAACGCGGCTGCTACTCCTTCCAACGACAGCTGGAAAGCTCAAGGCTTTCTGAATCTGTACCTGCCTTCCAAGACTGGTGCACGCAAGAAGCTCGGTGCTATTCCTCTCAAGGAATCGCGCACCAATGAGCGTCAGTTGCTGGCCTGGTTGAACGAAGATCCAAGCCGTGTTGCTCAGATCCTGGCCAAGCTAGAGATTGAATTCCAGTCGGCCTTGCCTGCTGATACTGCCGGCTTCGACCTCGACAATTAAGCTTCGGCTTGATTTCATGCCCATCATCCCTTCGGGGGTGGTGGGTGTTCTTTTTAGAGGAACCAAAGAACCACAGCCGAGACAGTCACTTCAGGGTGCACTCCGTGCATGTGCTGGCGCTTTTGCCTCAACCTGAAGGGAAACCAAATGGAAACAATCAGACATGTCGTTCTTCAGGAGATGAACGAGCAGCGGTACAACCGCAAGCACATAGATGCCAAGATCCGTGCTGCCATTAAGACTCACCCTGACATGCAAGCCAAGCTTGCTCAAGGAGTTGAGCTGGTCAAGAACTACATAGCTGGGGAGTACTACGCATCCAAGATGAAGCGCATTGCTCAGCTCGAGAACCTAGATGTACCTGACATGGTGCTGGACATCTTTGTAGGCGTGGCCTATTCATTAAAGCCAGAGCTCTTCACTTCGGTGAGTGCTCAGATTGCCAGCCGACTGAAGTTCTCTGATCGGACGGAGGCCATCACCACGGTAGCGGAGCTACTTGCAGTCCTCTGCATGACCGATGCCTTTGACATCGTGAAAGCAGACAAGTCTGCCAGCCTGATGCTCGAGTCTCGGATACCTCTGTCTGAGAGCCTGGTGGACTTCATTGTGAACAGCCAATACTTGCCACCTATGGTGTGCGAGCCACTGGAACTGACTCACAACTACAGCTCAGGCTACCTGACCCACAACGATTCGTTGATCCTGGGCACAGGTAATCACCATGATGGTGACATCTGCCTAGATGTCCTGAACTTGATGAACCGGGTGGTCTTGAAGCTGGATGTCGACTTCCTCAGCACTGTTGAGGAGGAGCCGACATTCGCGCTGGATAGTCAAGACAAGGAAGACCAGTGGGCTGAGTTCAAGCGCCAGTCCTACAAGTTCTACAACCTGATGGTGCAATGTGACAACCGGTTCTATCTCACCCACAAGGTGGATAAACGTGGCCGCATTTATGCTATGGGCTATCACATCACTACTCAGGGTACCGCGTTCAAGAAAGCCTCGATTGAGCTTGCTCATGAGGAGATCGTGACCGGTGCACCATGAAGGCGACCTACTTCTGGTACCAGGACAAGGTAGTTGACATCAGACCTCAGGTACTAACCGAGTCATTCGAACAAGCAGCCATGCACAAGTACAGATACTGTCCTTGCGTGGATGACTTTGAAACTGAACCCGACATGCGCTATGGCATTTGGGCTCAGGACGACAGGCTTCGTAACTGGACTGCCACCTGGGAAACCAGACATATCCAAGAATTCCCGGCTGAGTTCAGGGCACACCTACTTCTGTTGGGGGTGTCATGAACTACTACCTTTGGACAGGCAAAGCACCAATCGTGGTGACCAAGGAATTCAACCTGATGCGGTATCGGCACGCTTTCGTGTACGACCCATTGGCATTCAACGAAGGCCTCAAATGGCAGGTGTTGTTCAAAGGCAAGCTCACAAGGCGAGCCAAACAGCACATGCCCAAGGAGTTCTTGATGCACCTGTTGATCTTGGGAGTGCCGTCATGAGCCGGCCGTACTACGTCTGGAAAGGTGGTGATGTCACTGTTTGCTCAGACTGGGACAGCGCTTCTCGCTACGAGCATTACTTCATCTTCGACCCTGTTGAAAATGAAGCTGATGACCGGTGGGGTGTCATTGCCAAAGGCAGATGGTGGCCACGCGATGTGGACTCCATCCCAGCTGAGTTCAAAACCAAACTACTGATCCTAGGAGCCTTTCAATGAAACCACGCTACTACCTGTACCGCATGGGCAATCTTGTCCAGCTTGATTACTTGTGCCTTGATGATCTTAAGCTGTATCAGGGTTACTACTGTCTCGACATGGGCCACGATCTTCAGTCTCCCACTTGGGGAATGGTCCTTGGCGGCAACATACAAGAAGTCAAACCTGACAACTTCCCAACGGCCTTCAAGGCACATCTACTCATCCTGGATGTGCCGTGATCATTCGCTTGTACTACTCAAACCAACTCGTCAAACAGTGGTTTCGAAGCAGCTTCCGAGACACCAGTCTCGGCTTTATAGCCCGTGAAATCCTGCACGAGCTTGGTCCTGAGACCTACAACGGTGGCTACCTGGCATGTACAGGTGCACCTGACTACATCGGCACCGAATGGTACCGATGTGACCTCATTCCAGTGAAAGATGTAGAAGTTCCCAAAGAACTTCTAGTACTCGAACTACTTCAAACTTAACCAAGGAGCCATCAATGGCAATGACTTTCTATACCGGATACGAGTACTTGCTCATTGATGCTGCTACGCAGTATGGTCTCGACAAACTGACGTTTGAAGAGCGCATTCAATGGGCTAAGGAACATCTTGATGTTCTTGAATCCATGGCTGATCAAGCTGAAACCAAGCCGCTTTATCTCAAAGCTGTCCAAGCCATCCGCAAAGCCCAACAGGGTATTCCCAGCGGACATCTGGTGGGTGTCGATGGCACCTGCTCTGGCATCCAGGTCATGTCAGTCCTCACAGGCTGCTATGAAGGTGCCAAGGCCACTGGCCTGGTTGACCCCAATGTCCGTGCCGATGCTTATACCGCGTGCACTGACGCCATGAATGTCATCCTTGGTGGCAATCTGGTGGTACCGCGCAGCGATGCCAAGCAGGCCCTGATGACATCGTTCTACGGTTCCAAGGCCCAGCCCAAGGCGCTGTTCGGTGAGGAAACCCTTGAGCTGGCTGCCTTTTATCAGGCTGCCAAGACCATTGCACCGGGTGCTTGGGAACTGTTGCAGGACTTGTTGGCCAGCTGGCAACCCTATGCTTTGCAGCATTCCTGGGTAATGCCTGACGGCTTTGATGCCCGCATCAAGGTCATGACCAAGAAGGAAGCCCGCATTGAGGTTGACGAGCTTGACCATGCCACCTTTACCTATGAGTTCTACGAGAACCAAGGGCAGAAGGCTGGCCTAAGCAATGCTGCCAACCTGACTCACAGTGTGGATGCCTACATCCTGCGCAGCATGCACCGCCGTTGTAATTACGACCGTGAGCTGGTGGAACATGCTGCTGGGCTGATCGAAATCGAGATGATTGCGCGCAGCCTGGGCTTGCACACTTGTCCTGGAACCTTCTCCAGCCTTGGCAAAGCAGGCTACTACATCGAGCAATACCAGCGCTCGACTGTGGCTGACGTTGTGATCCTGCCCTACCTGGACAGCAAGAACATCTGTCACCTGAGCCAAAAGCATCTGGAAGCCCTGGCTACGATTGTCAACAACATGCTCCAGTACCAGCCATTCGAGCTGGTGACCATCCATGACGAGTTCAAGGCTCACGCCAACAACATGAACTGGGTGCGTTACCAGTACAAGGAAATCATGGCTGATCTGGCCGACAGCTTCTTGCTGGACGACCTGTTGACCCAGATCCACGGCAAGCAAGGGTATTTCCCTAAGCTTGACCATGAGCTGGGCAAAGTGATCCGGGAAAGCAACTATGGCCTCTGTTAAGCCACGCAGACCATGGGTGTCTTTGTTTAAGAAATGCACCCAATGCCGATTCCACATCCTTCGGGATGAGGGATACAGCAACTACACCGTTGAGGGCACCACCTTCAACTGTGCAAAAGGGTTGAATCCAGCTGCACCTTTTGACAACTTCTACAGCAAAGCCCAGGAATTGAACTTTGCCGAAGCTTGTTCTGGGTTTATACCTGGCCCAGGAGTTCAGCTAGATGTTGATGGCGAAGTTCTAAACAACTTGACTGAAGATCAGAAAGAGATCCTTGAGATCGAACGGGCTACGAAGTTGGTGCTAGGTATTCAGTGACCCATTGCGCCCATCCGGGCGCTTTGGTGACTGGGTGAAGTGGGGTCTATCCGAAAGGGTAGACCCTATTTTTTTGTTCAGCTGAGAAGTTCAGAGAAGTTCTCTCAGACTTCTCCAAAAACCTGTACCGATATCCTAACTTTCAAAAAAATGATTTTTCGGCGATATACAGCCGATAGAAAGACAGCAATGCCTAAATCAACAAGATCACTCCCAGAAGAGCCACTTTCAATGCTTGATCGAGCTGCTCTTGAGCGAGCTCGAGAAAAGTATGCTCGTGAAGAACAGATGAAAAAACTGCACGAGTGGTTTATTTATGAAGCACCGCCGGGGGTGTATCAAAAGTTCCTTGAGGAACGTGACGCTCTGATTGCAGAACACAAAGAACGCATGGACACTGCCAAGTACTTTTTGCGTCTCCTTATTGTGGGTGCACTGATCTTGATGGGCATTGCATTCTTTGATATGTAGAAAGACGTTCAACCATGAAAACCATCCTGATCACCATCGCTGCGACAGTCTTGGCCACCACCGTGTTGCTCGCTGCAGTGACCTTTTACTACGTCTCCCAAAAACCCAAGGTGTACACATGCCAGAAGATCGAGACGATTTAGAAGATGACGAGCCCACCTGCCCAAGGTGCGGTGGGCCTATTTATTCACAGCCTCACTGGTCGTACTGGCAATGCGATGACTGTGGCTACTCCGAAAAGAAAGAGGAGATGGAGCCATGAAAACAGTCCTTGCACCTGGAGCACCCTGGCCAAAACAGGTAGATCCGGTGAAACCGGTGGAACCGGTGGAACCAGCCAAAGCTCCAGTCAAACCAAAGCCCAAGCCAAAAAAGAAACCCAGCAAGATAGCCCGCACGACTGCCAAGTACATCGAGTGGGCTGGAAGAAACCTCGAAAGTGCTTTATGAAATTCGCTGATTTACTTGCCTACCCAATCATGTACCTCGTGGCTTACGTGTTGATGGGCTTCATCAACTGGGACCGTGATCCTGAAACCTGGAACGTCGCAGCTCGAGTGATCTGGATCATTTGGGGAACCATCTGGGGCATGGCCCTGCAATACCGCCTCAACACAGACTTAAAGAAAGGCGCTGCTCAATGTCAGCCTACTTAAAATTTCTCTCTCATTCAGAACACTACAAGCTTCCTGTTGATCCCACTGCCGTTCGACTGCTTGAAATCATTGCTTGTTGCGCAAAATTCGAAGCATTGACGGTGACAGAAGCTATGAGCCTTCAGGAAGTGGCTTCACCAGCCACATTGCACCGCAAGCTAGATGATCTGATGGAAGCCAACCTGATCTACCAGCACTTCGAAGGCAAAAACCGTCGAACCAAGTTCCTCCACCCAACACAGAAAGCACTCAACCACTTCCAAAGCATGAGCAATGCGCTCATGGAAGTAGCGGAAGAGCTTCGTCAAACTACTAAGGACCAGCCATGACAGTCAAATGCCTTACCGAAGAAGACAAGATCCAAATCGCCTTCTCCTACGACGTGTACAAGCAATCCAGCAGTGAGCTGGGCATTAACTTTGGCGTATCTCAGCGCACCATCAACCGAGTATTGGTTGAGCAAGGTGTCAACAAGGTACGAGCCAAGCGAATCAAGCCTGCTGACATTCAGATTGCCGAACAACCACATCCGAAGCAGTTAGAACTGCACATCGACATGATTGAGCTCACCTTTGCTGAAAAAGTGAAGTGCTTGATCAAAGCCATCTTCTGGCGTACCCCAAAACAAGAAAATGCCCAAATCCGCAAGTAATCCACAGCCGCAGCTCCGCGCGGCTCCTATGGCCCTGTTTCCAACACTGGGCTCCCTTCAGGATGTCGTCGACTTCGCTGAATCCAAACTACCCATCACAGACAAGAACGACCTGTTCAGTCTGCTGATGACCTACCACAACACTCTTCTGAAAGTCTCCTCGTGCAAGTAAAAATCAACCAGGCGACCTCCATGGTCACCGACTTCATCAAGGCTGGCATTGTTCCCATGGTTCATGGCTCACCTGGTATCGGCAAGAGCCAGATCGTGGCCCAGATCGCCAAGGAATACGGCCTCAAGCTCATTGACCTACGTCTCAGCCAGTGTGACCCCACCGACCTAGCTGGCTTCCCACAGATCGATGTGGCTCGCCAGAAGGCAGGCTACCTGCCGATGGACACCTTCCCATTGGAAGGCGAGGCTCCACCCACTGGCTACAACGGTTGGCTGCTGTTTTTTGACGAAGCCAACTCTGCTCCCAAAGCAGTGCAGGCCGCAGCCTACAAGGTGATCCTGGATCGCATGATTGGCCAACGCCACCTGCACAAGAACTGCGCACTGGTGGCTGCCGGCAACCTTGAGACAGACGGCGCAATCGTGGAAGAGATGAGTACTGCCTTGCAGTCTCGCTTGGCTCACATTGAGCTCGTTGTGGATTCTGACTCGTGGGTTGAGTGGGCTCAGAACAACGATGTCCACCACATGATCACGAGCTTCATCCAGTTCAAGCCTGGGCAGCTCTACACCTTCAAACCAGACCACACAGACAAAACCTATGCGTGCCCACGCACCTGGGAATTTGCCAACCGTGTGATGAAAGTGACTGAAGATGGTTCACCCAACCGCTTGCCCATGCTGAGCGGCACCTTGAGCGAAGGCGTGGCACGCGAGTTCCTGACCTTTGTGAAGATCTTTGCTGACCTGCCCAAGATGGCCGCCATTGTGGCTGCACCTGAGACCATCAAGGTACCAAACGAGCCATCAATTCTCTATGCGCTCACGGGCTCCCTGGCCCACAACGCAACGGTAGACAACTTCGGTTCGCTCATGAAGTTCATCTCTCGTTTGCCTGTGGAATTCCAGGTGGTGACCATGCGTGAAACCATCCGCCGCAACAAAGCTATGATGAGCCACGCTGCGGTGCAGAAATGGGTCACCGAGTCTGCAGCGAAATTGTTCTAAACCAGCCACCTTCGGGTGGCTTTTTCTTGAAAGACAGCATGTTCGCTACGCTCAAAAAACTGTTAAAGAAACCATCGGCCGAAGTATTGGCCATGGAATCTCTCGAGGAAGCACGCCGTTGCTACCTCACCTCCAAAGCATCCGCCGAATACCACGGCAAGATGGCTGAGTACTACCTCAATGTGGAAGACCGCTTGACCAAGTACTTGGCCAGCAAGAGGTGATGCCATGGGTGATCGGACCTCCGTCACCCTGACTGTGCTCAAAGAACAAGCTCTCCAAGCTAAAGCGTTTTTTGATGGCTGGGAGCCTGATCACACTGAAGAAATCAAAGGCACTTTGCCTTTGGTCTATTTCAATTTCTTTGAAGTCAACTATGGCGATCTACCATTCTTACACGCGCTTCAAGCTGCGGGCATTGCCTTTGATTCTGAATGGGATCACGGCGGTGACTACACCTCAGGTATCGACTTTTGTCGGTTCTATCCTGACGGCACTGTTCAGCGCAACGACTACTCAGACGAGTACAAAAACCCTGATCTGCAACGCATGATGGGAATGTTGGATGATCCACAAGCCCTTAAAGCTTACATCTTGGATCACCACAAAAACGTGACTCCTTTGCCTTGGGCCAATCAAGCCGAATACGGCAAGCTTTACCAAACCAAAAAACTTATCAACCCTGACCCGGAATGAGCCCATAGGGCTCGCACGCCCTATGACTCACGAACTCACTCCTCAAGACGCGCTGAACAAAGCCAAGATTGCTCTGATGAGCAAGCCTGACTCAGCGTTCTTTACCACCCTCGCCTTTTCGCTGATTCACGAGTTCGACAACTCGATTCCCACTGCAGCGACCAACGGCAAGAAAGTACTCTACAACCCCGATTTCTTCATGAGCCTCGATCATGAAGAGCGGGTGTTTTTGATGCTGCACGAAGCCATGCACTGTGCCTACTTGCACATGGAGCGTGGTGACGGCTACTGCCCTGATGTCTTCAACACAGCCGCTGACCACGTCATCAACCTCCAGTTGAAAGACCGTGGTTTCAAGATGCCTCAGTGCGGCATTGCCAACCCTGACTACGCAGGCCTCTCCACTGAAGAGGTCTACCACATCATCATCAAAGAAGGCGGTGGTAACGGCGGAGGCGGTGTCCCAGGCTTTGGCCCAGATCTGCAGTCACCAGCAGGCGGCTCTACTCCAGAAGCCAAGGAACAGCTCAAGCAAGACATCCAGGACATCCTGTGCCGCGCGGCCATGCAATCGAAAATGAGCAACGACAAGCCTGGGTCTATCCCTGGTGAGATCGAGCTCTTCTTGGATCGCTTGCTGAACCCCAAGCTGCCGTGGAACCGCATCCTGCAGAAATTCATGAACTCGTTTTCGAAGAACGACTACAGCTTTCGCAAGCCCAACCGTCGTTTCTTCCCGCAGTTCATCCTGCCCAGCATGTACGGAGAAAACCTCTGTGACCTGGCTGCCTTTGCTGACATCTCTGGTTCAGTGACTGATCACGAGTTTCACGTTCAGCTGTCAGAGACGGCTGGTGTGATGCGAATGATGAAACCAAAGCAAATCATGTTTGGCCAGTTCGATACCGAGATCAAGCAAGTCGACAAGATCAACGATCTGACTGACATGCGTCACATCCATTTCACTGGACGTGGCGGCACGATGATCGAGCCTGTTTTCGAGTGGGCCAATGCCAACAAGCCTCAGCTGTTGCTGATCTTTACCGACGGCTATTTCCGTTGGCCAGATGAAATCACCACCAAGGTGCCGATCGTTTGGTTGATCTACAACAACCCTGAATTCACTGCGCCGATTGGCAAGGTCATCCACTATGAAATCAAAAACTGAAATCTTTGAGGCCATCACGAAAGTGAACGCAAAAAAGCAACCCAACTTTTTTCTTGTCGAGCTCTCGTACAACCGGAAGTTGGTGCTGCCCCATGACGCCGGCGTTGCATTTATCAATGCGTTGAAGGACGCTGAAATGATGAATGACGATTACGGCAAAGAACCTCTCATTGGTCCTTTGGACAAAGACAGCATTCGCGTCTCCTCGCTTGCACATTCGCACTACGAAGACATCAAAGTAGCGCGCCTTTTAAACATCACGTTGCAAGAGCTGCATGACAGCCGAATGCCACAACCCACCAAAGAATTTGCATGACCACCGCACAAATCACCCTCACCGACGACCAACAGAAAGCGCTTGAAGCGTTTCACAAATTCTTGCTTGACCCAATTGAGCAGGTATTCGTGCTCTCTGGCTACTCGGGCTGTGGCAAGTCCACCTTGGTTCGAACCATCATTGATGAGATCCCCAAGTTCATCCGCGCAGCCAAGCTGATTGATCCACAAACCAAGGACTACACAGTAGAGCTGACAGCCACCACCAACAAGGCTGCTGAGAACCTGGGGCAAATCACAGGCACTCCTGCCGGCACGATTCATTCGTTCCTGGGACTGCGCGTCAACACCGACTTCAAGACCGGGGTGACCACTCTCACCCCACGTCGCGGTGCTACGCAGTTGGAAGGCTACCTGCTCTTCATCGACGAAGCCAGCTACGTCGACAAGCAGTTGCTGCAGATGATCTTTCAGCTGACACGCAACTGCAAGATCGTCTTCATTGGTGACCCTGCTCAACTGACTCCAGTGAAAGCAACAAGCACTCCCGTGTTTGATGCCAACTTTTCTGGTGCCATGTTGAGCACTGTGGTTCGACAAGCTGAAGGCAATCCAATCGTGGATCTGTCGACAAAGTTTCGTCACACAGTCAACACCGGTGAGTTCTTCAGCTTCACACCAGATGGCAATGCCGTCCAGTACATGGAGCGCTCTGCGTTCAATGAAGCCATCGAAAAGGAATTCACCCGACCCGATTGGCGATACCAAGACTCTAAAGTCTTGGCTTGGACCAACAAGTGTGTGATCGGCTACAACCATTTCGTGCGCAACCACGTCAAAGGTGATCCTCACTTTGCCGTTGGTGATTACGCGGTGGTGAACTCTTTCATCACGATTGGCAATGGCAAGAGCTTCAAGACAGATCAGCTGGTTCAGATTACTGACATCAGCGCTGAAATCTTGCTGCACGATGTCCCTGGCAAGTGGTTCACGCTTGATGCCGATATGTCTGCATTCATGCCCAATGTGTTGGCCGACAAGAATGCTCGCATTCGCAAAGCCAAGGCAGACAACATGTACATGCTAGTTGCCGAGATCGAAAATCAATGGGTTGACTTGCGTGCTGCCTATGCCTGCACGATCAACAAAGCCCAAGGCTCTACCTTTGACCGTGTGTTCGTTGACCTCGACGACATCCGTCGCTGCAACAGTGGTGATCAGATTGCCCGTATGTTGTACGTCGGAATTAGCCGAGCCCGCCATCAGGTTTTCCTTACAGGAGACCTTGTCTAAAATCTGAGATTCCCATGGAACAACTGCAGTACGACCCCCGAACCAAGCAGCAAATCAAAGACGCTCTGTACGATTTTCTGTACACCCCAGTACAAAATCAATTCAAGCTCAGGCTTGACACCATCATCATCAGAAACACACTCCTTGCAGGACACGGCCACAAGTCGTTCAACTACAAGGGTGAGTTCTACAGCTGTGACAACGGGCCTCTGCCCCGCGTGTGGAATCGCCTGATGCCACACCTGCGTCCAATGATGGATGAATACCTGCAAGAGTTGAAAGAGCTCAATGAAAAAGAGCTGCCGTATGTGATTGGGTACATCAACAAGGTACTAAACGCATCGAATGATCTGGGTGACTACCTGCGGTTGCTTCCTGAATCAACGCATCGACCCATTGAACAGCTGATTGCATCCTGTCCTTGTCACGGCAAGAAATTGTCAGACAGCCAGGTCATTGAACTGCGTGAACAGAACAGAACACCGATCGACATGATGAAGACTCGCATGGTGACTAACTTGCTAATTTAAGGAGACCCATGGGGTATACATCAACCATTGTCATTGCGGTCAAAAAAGAAGTTCTGGCACGGGATCTCATTAAACCCGAGATCCCTAGTTGCTTGAAAGAAATCGAGTACAAAGTCAGCGAAGACCTCGGAGCTGTCTACTGGGAGCTTGATAGCTGGAAGTGGTACAGCACTTACGACGAGATTCAAAAAATAGAAGCGTGGTTCAACGCCATGGATTGGGAAGAGTTCGGCGCTATTCGCTTAGGCGAAGACGACAACGATTCTCAGACCTGGGGCTCGCCCTATGATTTCGACATCTGCTTAAACCGATATCTCAGCTTTCCAGCACAGGAATAACAATGCGACACATCATCTTCAAAGAAGCCAACAGCTATGAAATAGCGCTGCTCGTCAAGGGCACCGCATTCAACGCTTCAGAGCTCCGCATCAACTACGTTCAGCCGCTCGTCGCGCGCGGCATCGCTGAAGACAACGTGATTGCATTCACCGTCAAGTACGACGACAACGGTAAGGCTTCGTCTAAGGTCATCAAAGAGTATCTGGCCAACTTGCTGCCAGCGCTTGATAGCCTGGGTGTCAAGCAGCTACTCGTCACCGACGGTGCCTACTTCAAGACGCTTGCCGGCGTCGGTACCTCAGAGCCTCATCTGGGTTACGTGATGCCGTGCAAGATCAAAGGCTACGAGCACATGAACGTGGTGCTCAGCCTCAACTACCAACAGCTGATCTACAACCCTGCGTTGCAGACCAAGCTGGACCTGAGCTTGCACACCTTGGCTTCCAGCGTCGCTGGCAACTACCAAGCCATCGGTGCAGACATCATCCACAGCGCGCAGTACCCCAAAACGATCGAGGAGATCGCTGCAGCGCTTGAATCGCTTCACCAATACACAAGCCTCAGTTGTGACATCGAGGCCTTCTCGCTGGCATTCAACACGGCTGGCATTGGCACGATTGCTTTTGCTCAAGACAAGCACAACGGTGTGGCATTCGCCTGTGATTACACAGAAGAAACCGACACGCTTGAAGTTGCGCATGGTCAGTTCGGGAAACAGCACATCAACCGGGGTGTGCGCTCATTGCTGCGGCAGTTCTTTGCGACTTACCAAGGCGAGCTCATCTTTCACAAAGCTGATTACGACGTGTGCGTGATCATCTACACGCTTTTCATGCAGAACTTGCTGGACACAGCAGGTTTGCTTGATGGCTTGGAGCTGATGACTCGACGTTTCCATGACACCAAGATCATTGCGTACCTGGCCACCAACTCCACGGCCGGCAACGTGCTGGGCTTGAAGTCACTGGCTCACGAGTTTGCAGGCAACTGGGCCAAAGACGACATCAAAGACATCCGCCGCATCCCGTTGGATGAGTTGCTTCAGTACAACCTGATTGACGCACTCTCAACCAACTACGTGGCTGAAAAGTACTGGCCCATCATGGTGGGTGATCTGCAGCACGATCTCTATCAGGGGCTCATGCTGGGCAGCCTTCGCTTGATCATTCAGATCGAGTTGACAGGCATGCCCATGAGTCGAACCAAGATCCAAGAGGTCAAGGAAAAGCTCTTTGGCATTCAGCTCGACAACCTGGTCAAGATCAACAGCAACAACACCATCAAAGCGCTCAACTTGCTCTTGCAAGAGACGGCGTGGAACAAGGACTATGAACTACGTAAAGCCAAAGCCAAGAATCCTGGAAAGATTCTTCCGAAGAACCGTTCTGCGTTCGTGGGGATGGAATTCAATCCTAATTCTGGCCCTCAGCTTCAACGGCTCCTTTATGAGCAGATGGGCTTGCCAGTCATTGACCTCACAGATACCAAGCAACCTGCCACGGGCGCAGAGACGATCGAAAAGCTGATCAACCACACCACGGTGCCTGAGTACAAAGACATCTTGGAAGGTCTGATCGGCTACGGCAAGGCCACCAAGGTCTTGTCGACATTCATCCCTGCGTTTGAATCTGCCATCTCCAAAGACGATAGCGATATTGTCTGGTTGCATGGCTCCTTCAACCTCGGCGGCACGGTGTCGGGTCGACTGTCATCGTCTGATCCAAACATGCAGAACATCCCTGCTGGTTCGGTGTACGGAAAGCTCATCAAGGAATGCTTTGTCAGCCCGCCTAGGTGGCTCTTTGCAGGTGCAGACTTCAACTCGCTTGAGGACTACATCTCTGCACTGACCACCAAGGATCCCAACAAGCTTGCTGTTTATGAGCAAGGCTTTGATGGTCACTGCCTGCGCGCGGCGTACTACTTCCGAGACGAGTGCCCTGATATTGATCCAACAGATCCTGTCTCGGTCAACTCAATGAAGAAGAAGTACCCGGAGCTCCGTCAAGACAGCAAGGCTCCCACCTTTCTGCTTACCTACGGAGGCACGTATCACGGCATGATGTCCAACCTTGGTTGGCCAGAAGACAAAGCCAAGGCCATCGAGAAGGGCTATCACGATCTCTACCAGGTGAGTGATGCCTACGTGCAACAACGTCTGAAGCAAGCAGCTCAGGATGGCTACGTGGAGGTGGCCTTTGGTCTACGTGTGCGCACACCGCTGCTCAAGCAAGTGGTGTACGGCACTCGAGGCATGCCCTACGAAGCAGCAGCGGAAGGCCGCACTGCCGGCAACGCGTTGGGTCAGTCCTATGGCTTGCTCAACAACCGTGCTGCAGTCGAGTTCATGAAGAAGGTCTGGGCATCCAAGTACCGCTTGGACATTGTGCCCGTGGCTCTGATTCATGACGCGATCTACATCCTCATCCGCAACGATGTGGAGATCGTAGAGTGGGCCAACCGCGAGCTCATTGCGTCCATGCGCTGGCAAGAGCTGCCTGAGATTCAACACCCGACTGTGAAGCTGGGTGCTGCGCTCGACATCTTCTACCCAGACTGGGCTCATCCCACGACGTTACCCAACGACGCGGATCAAGCCACGATTCTTCAAACCTGTTCCCCTCAAAAGGAGGCTGCATGAAACGTCATCCCGTTGGCAGCGACAACCTTGGCTGGAGCCGCCATTACCAGAAGCTGTACAACCAGACTCTGCGTGAATCAGCGGCGCACCTAGCCATCTGGTACCTGTTGCTGCATTACATGCACAACGATTAACCAAGGCCCTTCGGGGCCTTTTTCTTTATGCCCTCTTACCCACACATCACAACCGTCCTCGTGTTCTACCGCAACGCTGAAGGCAAGACACGCATCTCACGCGGAGCGAGTACCGAAGGCGCTGAAGATTGGTCGACCGACCAGTGGCTAAGGCTTGTTGGGGCAATGCCGTTTATGCGAGAAAACTGGCTTCGCATCGAAGCCACCAGAGAGCGGCCGTATTTGCGCAAAGCAATCGACAGTGCTCTCGCCAAAACCATAAAAATCATTTCCTCCTGAAAGACTCCTATGCGATTAACCAACTTCCTCCGTGACGGATTCATTCGTGCAGTCATGCACGATGTGCCCAAGGTCAACTACGAAGAGCAAGCAGACAAGCTGGCTCGTGACACCGTGCGTGCCATGTTCAAAAAAGATTTCCCAACCATCGATTACGACCTCGCATGCGAGTCCGAGTGGTTTGAATCTGGCTCGGTAAACATGCCTTTTGGCATCAACAACATCTACATGAAGTGCATTAAAAACTACGGCATGTTGAAAAATGATGACAAGGTCTGGACCAAGCTTGAAGCCATCGGTGCAAAGAAAAAAGAGCAGGAGACAAAGATGTCTTCGCTCGAGGCACGCTTGAAAGGTGTGGCTTATGCCTGTACCACACGCAAGCAACTCGAAGAAGCGCTGCCTGAGTTCAGTGCATACCTGCCTGATGAAGAAGCCAAAGCAGCAAAGACTCTCCCAGCAGTTGCCAACGTGCTCTCTGAGTTTGTTCAGGCTGGTTGGCCCAAGAGCAACGCCGGCAAGATTGCTGCAGCGAAAGCTGCGCCATGACCTCGGTAGTTGATCGTGTTGACCACCTGGTCACGCAATACGTCTGGGCATTAGAGAATGATTCGAAAGCTGTCCCCGGTCTCAAAGAGAAAATTCGAGACGGACATTTTCGAGATTTCTCTGCTGCCATCAGATCACTCATCGTACCGACCCGTCGTCTTATTGGCGATAACGATTTGCTTGTATGGGAGCATGCCTACATCTGCATGGAAACCTGGTTTCGTCTAGGTGGATATGGCAAGGCCTTAACAACACAATCAGGCAAACGCGTCTGGCAAGAAAGCGTGGAAAGCCTCAATACTGTTGGCTTGCATTACACCGATCGCGGAGTTCGTAGTTTCTCCGCACCAACCATCAACCCCTGTGCTGAAGTCCTCATCAGCCAACCTCAACCCTGTGTACTGGCCGAGCCAGAGAAAGAAATCCCCATGTCTAACAAAATCATCATCAAGAACGTCACTTTCATCAACAACGTCGACGTTAAGTCTATGAACGACGATCAGTTGATCGACGCCATCAAAACCATTGAAGCAGAGATTGCTGATCTGAAGTCGGTCAAGACTAAGAGCGCAAAGATCGCAAACAAGATCTTAGAAGCTCAAGGCACCTTGGCTACGATTGTCGAATTGCTTGACAGCCGCGCATAAAAAAAGCCCTCCGTAGAGGGCTCTTTCAAATGGACAAGTGGCTTACCACTTGCTCATCTTCATGAGGCCATGCTCCATGGCTTCATGTTCAGCAGACTCACCGCTGTTCAAGAAACGCAGCTTGTAGCACGTCGATGCGCACAAGCCACTCAGAGTGTCGTGAATGTTTTCAAGAGTGGTTTCACCCTTGCAACATGCTTCACGATTAGCTTTGAGCCAAGCACGCATAGCTTCAATCCAATCACAAGCTTTACCTGTGGGCAATGAAAGCCCTGGGTACTCTGTAATCAAACCAAAGATGCCCTGATAAGTCTCAGCAAAGTCGTCGGCAATGTCGACGATCTCGTCATAGAACTCATTCAGAGCCTTGTGTTCCGCATAGGAACGGGTTTGCAAATGCGCAACGTGCGCAGCAGTGCGGGCATGAAAGCACCGCATGATCATTTCACCAGCAGACATAGAAATTCCTTTCGAAAGAATGCTCACATTGTAGGACAGATCATGACCAAATCTCACGTAGGAATGGGCGTCCACGTATGCCCAGTGTGTGGTTTAGAGCACGACGAAGTCGTTCTCGTACAAACCCGAATGGGCTTGCCGCCCAAACTCACCAATCACATGTTTGTCGGCTGGCTAATGTGCCCAGAACATCAGAAGCTTCGAGACGACGGCTACACCGCCATGATCGAAGTCAGCAACAAACCAACTGGCTTGGCTGATGCTGTCCGTACTGGCCAAATTGCCCATGTTCGCAATGAGGCCTGGCCAAAGATCTTTGATTCACAGCCTCCTGCCAGCGGCATTGCTTTTGCTGAAGTTGGTTTGTTTACCAAGCTTCAAGAGAAAGTGGAAGACCACCACATCATGGCGATGGCAGAAGCCAATGGCTACTGACACCTTCCTTACGGAAGATGAGGTCCGCACGCTGACTGAACGCAAGGTTCGTCCTGCCCAGTCACGCGCTCTTAAATCCATGGGTATCGAGCACCGTGTGCGCCCTGATGGCTCCATTGCCATTCTCAGAGCTCACATCTTCAAAGTCTTTGACGGTGACTCGAGTACCCGTTCCCAACCCAAAGCTGTTCAACCCAACTGGGATGCAATGTAATGCCGCGTCAACGCAGCAAAGAAAACCGGGGTCTCCCGGCCCGATGGCGATTTGCCTACGGGGCTTACTACTACATGGTCCCCAAGGGGCTTGAACACCTTTGGGATGGGAAGCAATCCTTCCGTCTCAGCGACAAACTGCATGAGGCTTATCAGATCTGGTCTGACCGAGTAGCCAAGCCAACTGAAGCCAAGACCATTGGTGATCTGTTGGATCGCTACGTGCTTGAGGTGATTCCCAAGAAAGCGCCAGCCAGTCAAGGCAGCAACATGAACCAACTGAAGATGCTTAAGCGTGTCTTCGGTGCCCACCCATTGAAGCCGTTTACACCACAACTGGTTTACCAGTACGTGGACAAACGCAGCGTCAAGAAGACTGATCCTGAAACAGGACGAGTCACAGGTGGTGTCATTGCTGCTCACCGTGAAATCGAATTACTCAGCCATGCTTACACCAAAGCTGTGCAATGGGGTTACATCGATCGTCACCCATTCAAACACGAAGTAAGACTTCAGGGAGAAACTCCCAGAGATCGCTACGTGGAAGACTGGGAGATCGTTGAAGCACTTTCACTGGACTGCAAGCGCAAGCGTGGCAGCGTCATGATGATCCAGGCATATCTGCGTTTGAAACTTCTCACGGGCATGGCCCAGGGAGATTTACTGAGGCTGCAAACATCGCATATTCAAGATGACGGTATTCACAACGAACGCCACAAGACAGCCAAGAAAACCGGTAAACGGACAATCTATGTGTGGACACCTGCACTGAAATTGGCTGTTGATCTGGCCTTGGCTTCCCGTTCAAACAAGAATTCCACATTCCTGTTCTGCAACCGCTACGGCGCAAGCTACGTGAATGAGGTCACCGGCCAATCATCTGGCTGGAAATCCATGTGGCAACGCTTCATGGAACGGGTACTGAAAGAAACCAAGGTCACTGAGCACTTCACCGAACACGATCTACGTGCCAAGGTAGGTAGCGATGCTGAATCCCTGGTGCATGCACAAGCTTTGTTGGCTCACGCTGACAGCCGAACCACAAAACGAATCTACCGACGCAAAGCGGAGGTGGTCAAACCAATGAGGTAATCCCATGACAATTGCCAAAGGCTATCAGAAAAATCTCTCAACACTGGCTCGAGCAATCATCAATGGTGATGCTGGCTTAATGGAATGCACGGATGTTGAAACGGGAAAACCTGTTGTCATCATCTGTGCTTTCGAGCACAACCCAGACACTGAAGAGGTAACCACCATTCCCCTTGCAAAGATGTTCGATGGAAATCCGTATGACCAACTCATCCCGCCCAATCTCCCCCCAGCAAATCGTTTCCAGTAAACGCAAAGCCATGATGGAACAAACCGAGCAGACACTGACTCAACTCATGGCCATCCTTCCCCAAGCCAAGATGAGCAATCGACTTGATGATTGGGCTAGTCTCTACACCCAGGGCTACATGCTCAAGATGAGGGCCATGCGATGAGTGACCAACAACTACTTGCCGACATCCAAGCCATGGGTGACTACCGTGAGGTCAAGCTCCTGCCTGATGGCTGCATTGTGGGCATCGGAGATCTGATGTTCACTCGCGCCATCTACATGAACCTGAACCGCTACGGCTGGGGCCGGCGGTTCTGCTTCGAAGATCGCGCACTGGCTGACGAAGAGTTCGCCAAGCTCAACAGCGAGGACACCGAGCCTGTTGGCTGGGTAGCCAGACGATGAAGCGCGGCCGCAAACCCCTGACCCGGGTGCCTTTGACCATGACCCATGTGTGTAAGCACTTGGAGCGCGACGGCATCAAGTTTGAGGCCTGGGCCAGCGCTGCAACCATCCTGATTCGCACGCGCACGGAGACCATCGACTTCTGGCCCATGACGGGCTACTGGTGGATCCGTGAGCAGCGCCGTGGCATGACTGGCATCGTGCGCCTCATCAAGTACGTTCGGGGCAAACAAGGGCCTGCAATTCCTGCAATTGCTCGTCCGACCCCCTAATAAAATCAATGACTTAGCGTGGTACCCAAACCTCGCCTCTTGCATGAGCAATGTGGGCCAAGCCATTGATTTCTAACGCTGCCCAGTACGGCAAACGAGCTGTCTACGAACCAAGGGGTCGTGGGTTCGAATCCTGCCGGGCGCGCCAGAAAACGTAGTAAATTCAAGGGCTTGGGTCTAACGACTCAGGCCCTTTTTCTTTGGGTTCTGCAATTGAAGCGGAATCCTGCAATTGAAAGCTCCCATGATCCAAGAACACCTGCGCACCCTTGCCTTCAACTGCGGTGCCAAGAGCCACACCGAAGGCCCCATGCGTGCGGTGACTGGTGTGACCCTCACTTGGGCTCAGCTGACCAATTTTGCTGAAGCCATCAAGTCTGGCCGACACACCTGCTCATCGCTTTGCCACCCTGAAGAGCCCTGCATGTTGACCGCTACAGGCACCTGCCCCAACGGAGACGTGCCATGAGCAACTACGACCTCAAATTCTGGGTGTTCGTCTTCGTCTTGTTCTTCCTCTTCCAAGGCGACCCCGATGTCTGGGACTGTCTGCGCGCGCAAGCTGGCCTGACTGTCCAAGGCTGTTCCACCAAGTAACCAAGAAAGTTCCCATGAAGCCCTTCCAACTCAACCCCTCTCCCGTCATGCGCCCTGGCTCTCAGGACGCGTTTACCAAGCCTTCCATGGTCAACGGCATTGCTGTGCCCTACAAGCCGCCATCGAACGGCTGCGTGGGCATCCTGAAGGACCGCACGTCTCACTCTGGCATGTACGAGGCCAACAAAGGTCTGCGATGAGAATCGTCAAAGAGAAAACCAACCGTCAAGGCAAGCAGGAAGTCACCGTGGTGCTCGAGCCCGGTGACAAGCTCATGTGCTTTCGTGACGACCGGTACTTCCGCCTGGGTGGTCAAGTCGATGAAGTGATGGCAGGACATGTCATCACCGAGTCTGAGCATGTTGTCTGGTGCTCCATCGAGCAAAGGTGGATGGCATGAGCCAGATCGACCAGCAGAGGCCTCAAATTGCTCGGCAGGGGCACAGGTACCAGTTCAACGGTCAGGACGTTATAGCCCTGTCTACGGGTGAGCGGGTCGAGGTGTTGGCCTTCAACCCTCACAGGCCATGGCGGGATTCGATCTTTGAAGCTGATGCCAAGGATTTGGTTCCCATGTCCATGGTCTATTTCGGTGGACAGGTGCCCCAATGAAAAAGACCCCCGAAGGGGTCTTCTCAAGCCAGCACGTTTAGTGCTAGTCCAGTGTGGGCCACTCGATCGTCGTAGCCGATCAAGCCCCCGTTGATGGCCTTGGTCAAGCCAGTCCAGTCAGCCTTCTCGGCCAGCTCGTTGCAGCGGTGAGTCGACCAGAACCAGCCAGCAGTCTTCAGGCCCCACTCAGGTGTGCGGACAAGATCCGGGTTGCGGACAAAGTCTTGGCCCAGGGCCTTGCCGGCATGGAAGAAATTCGCCGCTCCGGTCAATTGCATGTTGCCGGATCCCCGGTACAGCCAGCCATCGCCTGACTTCTCATCGCGGTTGCCCATTCGGCCGCCGTAGATGCGGGAGGCAATGCGCTCGGGGTGACCTTGGTAGGTCATCGCTTCTTCTACTGATGCAAAACCCCAGGCACGCTTTGGCGTCTTAGGGAACATCTTGAAGAGCGTGGCACCACGGTAGCGCAGGTCTTCTTCCAGCTTTGTGAAGTTGCCAGATTCATGACCGCACTGAGCCAAGAAAGCTGCTTGCTGACGGGCCGTCCGAATGTTGAACATCTCGAACGTCTCATTCAGGGCCGAGCACAACGCCGGGTTGATGTGCAGCCGTTGTAGTTGGGATTCATTGACCATTTACTTGGCTCCTGACTGAGTTGTAGGCTTCGACGCAGGCGTTGAGTTGAACGATGGCTCTGTCCCCGTCGGCTGCGATTTGAGCAATAAGTCGGAGAGTCTCTCGGTCAGATTCGGCTCCATCTTGCTGATTCCCGCTGGGAGCGGGGGCACTTGAACTGGCTTGTACGCAACGGGCGGCGGGGAGGCGCACCCGCCCAGCACTGATAGCGCGATCAAGAGCAGTTTGCTTTTGATTGATTGAATCATTGGCGTCTTTCAATTGAGTTGATGTTTGATTGAGTTGCTCGCTGAGCTTCTGTTCACGCTCGCGGGACTCATTGTTCTTCTGGCTGATCTCGGCTTGCATCTCCAAGTCTCTCTGCACAAAACCGGCATGGTGGCCGTAGAAATATGCAGTTAAGACGGCAGACAGCGCGCCGAGAATGATCCAGGGGTTCCTGAGTAAGGCCAGCATGTTCAGACTCGCTGCTCTGCTCGAGCGTGGGCCAGGGATTCACGTTCATCTTCTGGCTCCAGATGATCTGCAGGCGTCGTAGGAGGAGGGGGCGGAGTCCAGTTCTCATCGAGCTGGGGGTTCGTCCAATTCATCCAGTTCCAGTCAGGCATGATTGAAGTCGATGCTGCAGGTGCAGGAGGAGCAGTCGATGGCCCTACCGGCTGAACAGGGGCGGGTGTACACGCAGGCCCTGAACTCGGTGAGGTAGGCGGTGTCGGGGTAAGCGTTGAGCTCACTTTGTTGGCCATCATCTCGGATGCCTTCTTTGCCACGCGCATACCGATCAGGGTCGTAATCGATCCTGTCATCAGCAGTACGATGTCATTGAGCATCTTGGTGTAGGCCATGTCGATCGGAGCCATCGTTTTAAGTGGCTGCTGAACGAACGTCACGGAATACAGCATGGCGAAAACCAAGCCACCAAACACCAGCATCACAATGCCGACCACAAAGGCCCACACCATGACTTCACAGAAGGCGATCAGTTCTTCAGTTGTTTGGAACAGGGCTCGACGCGGTTGATGTAGATTGTTCAATTTTCTTCTCCAGGATTGGTGCTACTAGGTACTCAGGGCAATCCTGGGTAAATAAGCAATCGGGTTTCTGACAGCGCTTCTGCGCAAAGTTTTTGGGATCCTGACAGTAATACCGGTAACGGTCTTCACAGCCCGTTATCAGTACCAGCAGCAGGCCGAGGTACAACAGCTTTTTCATCTTTTTCCTTAAGACTCTCCTCAAGTTTTTCCAATCGTCTGATCTTGCGATCAATACGGGCTTCAGCTCTACCGAGCCGTTTCTCATTATCGACGGCGATCAGCACGCCAATAGGAAGAACCAAAAACAGAACCAGTGAAAGCACCACCACACCGATTACAAACCAGCGTGTGTCCTCACGAGCCATCCGAGTGACAGTAGAAAGGCCCACATCCACAGTATTCCCACCACCACTGCTGTTCCCACCGCTGCCCGGTCTATACGATGATTGCGTAGGAGTTCTCGTTGCCACTTTGCATCCCTGTCTTTCTTGCGTTTGACCTGACGAGCAAACTCTTGCTCCTCAATGATCAGGTTGTACATCTCAAGGAAGCGGCTGTAGATGTTTCGCAGTTCTGCGGGTGCATACACCATTGCTTCACGGATCTGAACTGTCATGTTTTCCAGTTGCAGTTCAATCTCGACTCTGTCCAGAGCACTGTCTTCAATTGTCGTCGTTGTTTTGGAGATTTCTTCAAGCTCCAGACAGTAGGACCTTAGATTCCGACGAATCTCAAAGAAGGTCTTGAGCTGCTCGCAGACTTGGTGTATTGCCTGGGTTTGGTATTCCTCGTAGCTGAGCTCAGGCTCTTTCTGCTTGGTCTTCTTGGCTTGAGCTACTGGAGCTACTGCAGGCTTTGGGGTGTCAGCGACGGGAGTCTGGATCTCTACCGTTGGCTTTTTAGGAGCACCGCTGAATAAACCAAGAAGCCACGACCATAGGCCAGTGACTTCTTTGTAGATTGCCTTGGCATCACCGATGCCTTGTTCAACCGTCTTCTTTAGCTTGCTGATCTCAGCTTTGCCTTCGCTGAGCATCTGGCAGCCTTTGCGCACAGCAGCCACTGCTGCTTGTGCTGCCATGAGAAGGCTGATGGGGTCCACGTCAATGCGGGCCGATACCTAGCTTGGCTTGAAAACCCAGCCACACCAAACCAAGGCCGATAATCAGAGCACCGATGATGCCTTTCTTGATGACCTCTTTCTTAAGGTCATTCCAGAACGCTTCTTGCGCTTCAGCTGCGCGGATCAAGTGCTCGTGGTATTTGCGGTGGCCGTCATAGTCGACGTTGCCATCCTCGTCTTTGGGAAACGCAGACCGCAGGTGGCGCATCTCATCAAGGATCAAATCGAGTTTGCTCTCGATAGTGAGTTCTTCGGGTGTTTCTCGTTTGGTTCCTTGATCGTCAGTGAACATCTGAAGCTTTCTGAAAGGTCTGTTTACCCAGCCACGACTGGAATTGGGAATGGTCTCTTGGTTTGTTTAGGGACACCAAAGATATGTCCGAACACGTCTCTGCGATCTTGTCGCTGAGGGCCATTGATGTAGATTGGAATGTGCCCGGTCATCAATTCGAATGCGGCTGCAAAGAAAACAATGTTGTCAGAGAACGCACTATCGCAAGTGACATCCCACAAATTCCCTTCCAGAAACATGCACGCGCCAGCGCACAGCTGCAGCACTGGGCATTTAGAACACTCATCTCTGTGAGACCAATGTGTTGAGGTGTTCAGTTTCACAGCGCCCAAATCTTGCACATTTCCAATCAGGTGGCTATTACCATTCGGCGCTGTACTGTTTGAGCTCACGTTCTGGCAAGTCATGACGTTGCCGTTTAAATCAACTGCAATGGAATCGCTTCTATCCATGCCACACTTTTGCCCAAGCGATGTCGATGGTCTTTTAGTGATGATGGATTGAAAGAAGTTTTCTACTTTAGTTCTGGTGATCTCGACATTCAATCCCAGTGAAGTACGAATTTCATAAAGGGAGTTCCTTCTAAATTCGACGTGCTCACTACCGCTCAGCGAGCTCGATAAACCACCTTCATCGTAAGCGTCAATCAGGCTGCCTTCGCCAATTTTTACATTCTCGTCACCAGTCAGCTGGACGAAAAAATTTCTAACAGCGACCCTACTTTTGTTTGATCTGTTCATCATCGCATTGAAGCTAATGCGCCCTTGCGGTGCAAGTCTGCGATATAGGTCAAGAATCGCAGCTTTGCGAATCGGGTCGTCCAAAGGATCTGGGCCACGAACGCTTTGGCCAGGGCCATCGTGACTGATGCCCACTGCAAATCCCATACTTTCCACCCACTCATTCAATTCTTCAGTCAGCAATGAGCCATTGGTGATGAAGGACAAAACGGATTGCGGGTATTTCAGCCTGATTGCCTCAGCCAATGGGCGCATTGTCTTGATGTAGACGAGAGGCTCACCACCCCAGAACTCAATCTTTTCAGGGGGTGTTTTCACCCAAGCGTCCAAACCACCGATGAAATTGTCGATGTCGTTGTGATTGGTTTCTTCTGCTCTTGGCACAAAACGCTGAGAGCAATATTCGCACTCGTAGTTGCACGACAAGCCAAGCGAAATCTTCAACAAGCGCGGGCTTGTTTTTCCAGTCGGTGTCACTGCGCTGGTTGTTTCTATTGCATGAAAGCCCATCGGCTTTACTGCCATCACATCAGAACCATCTTGATGCGTTAACGTCGACTTGTGCGCGTCGTAGAAAAACCGCTTTGTTTCGTTGGTTGCCGGGTTGAGTGCAGTAATCTCGAACATCAGTATTTCTCAGTTGGGGTGAAGATCTTGTGCATATCGTGCTCAATGATCTTGTACTCGAGCCCTGCAATGATTCTCTCACCAGGGCTTGGGTCCGTCTCATGTAGCACATAGCTTGGAAAAATTACCGCCATTCCGTCCCGCACTGGGATTCTATGGAACGGCGCACGATGCGGATAGCCACGAACAGTTTGATCTATCAGGATCAAGTCTGCAGCCGGCGCATTTTCCGTGCCCCCAGATTGTAGATAAATTGAAACAACGATGTCAGCATCAAAATGCGTGTGGGGAACAATCCTTCCGCCATCCGGGTAATACCGGGCAAACCCACGCACAGCCAGCTTTCTTTCGTATGTAGCCGAGTCTTTCAAACCATGACCAACGAAATAGCGAACAGCTTCATTCAGTGGCTCTAATAGAAATGCCCTATCTGACGAAGGCAAACTTTCTAAAAGATCGGGCCTAGAAATCCTGGTTCGACCGTTTTTTGCTGCAAACTCAGCATCATCCCTGGCCCTTTTGAAGTGATATTCCTTCGATGCCGCAGCAATCCGAGAAAGTGCTTCTGGATTCTTTGGTAGGTCTATCACCAGAATCGGTGTGCCAAAGATAATTTCTGTTTTTGTCATAGCACTTCTACAAGAATCTCATCCGTGCCAGAGTAGTTTTTAAAGCCAGCTTTTACTTTGAAGCTCTCGCCGCTCAACATGCCCAGCGCAGAGATGCGGATGGAGCCAGTGCCAGTGTTTGTGGCAACGCGTCGAACTGGCAAGTAGCCGCCAGTAGATTCAAACACTGCCTCATGCTCTCCGCCAGAATCAACGGAGCCATCATCAAACTTCACAGAAAAGCCAACAGACGCTGTTTCGTTTGAGGCAATTGAAACTGTGGACTGAGTAAAGACAACTTTTGGAATGGTTGCCTGCACGATAGCAGCTGGCGATGTTGTTGTCTCAGCCCATCCCGTAATGTTTGATGCAAACAGCGAGCCTTCTGGTTGTCGGACAACAAATGACGCAGACGAGAGCGGCACATCTTTGCGGTGCAAGAACGCAACAATTGCGGTATCACGCAAAAACGGGCTCTTGGAATGCACTGAGCTGCGCTTTGAATCTATTGTGTCAACCAGCAAGTTGTATGGAGCAACAGGGGTTCTGGCATCGACTTGAAAGCAGTAGATTGCAGGAGCGGCGTACTCACGAGAACCCATAAAGTTTGAGTCTTTTTTGATTTGTGAAAAACCAATAAGGCCAATCCTCTTGTCGCCCCAATCTTGGTTGATTGTGCTGGCGATAAAAAGAGACTCAGGAACTTGAATCACGGGGTGATTTGCTGCGTTGCTTTTTAGCTCTGTGTATTCATCAGAGCCAAGGATAACGTCGCTTTCTGTTGGCTCATTGGTTGCATCCCTAAAGTACGCAACCATCACAGTGTCGCCAACGACTTCTAGGCTAATGTGCAAAGGTATGCTTTGGCCTAGCGTCCAATGAAATAGGTGCTGGTTCATTTATTACCCCTGATTGGTTTTTGATTCAACAGCCATGCCGTTAGCAAAGAAGCTGCGGCTGCCTGTCAACTCAAGAGACATCAATGTCTCCGGTGCTTTGCCGGTGATGCGCTCAATGGATTCAATTTTGACCAGACCATTAAGTGTGAGAATCAAGTCGCCGACCTCGGCTTGCTTGAGTTGGGCCGGGTCAATTCCAGCATCCAAGCCTTCGCTCATTTGCTTTTCGCGCCAGCCGATGTAGCCCTGCAAGTCAACAGCAAGCCAACCGGATTCGCCGCGCAGCAAATGCTCTCGTGTCATTCGGGTTGTGCCATTTACAAGGTAGGTGATTTCGCCCTCTTGAACCGGGCAAACAATTTGGGACAGCACCTCAACGTCTGCGCCGAATGGGGACAAAACCGTATCGCCAACGACAACATCTTGAACCGCCTTTGTTGAGCCATCGCCCATCGCGACTTCCGTGTCAAGCGGGAAGCAGCATGTAGAGCAGTTGCAGTTGCAAGCGCAAGCAGTCAATGTAATCGTGCCGCCAATTCTGACGTTTCCGCCTTCGTCGTACAGGTACATACCACCAGTGATGCCGGTTCCGTAATAACCACCACCAGAAACGCCGCCGCAGTTTGACACCGTACCAAACCAAGGTTCACCGGTAGGACGGCCCGACACTGCAGACCATGCCACACCGCCTGCTGTACCGGTAACACTGATTGGCCAACTGCCAGATGTGCCACCGCCAGTCAGCGGTGCATAGCTGTGCGTGTGTGACAACGCTGCTGCGTAGGTGCCAAAGTTGCCTGCATGCAGGACTTGGTTGCCGCCTTGCTTCAGAGCACCCGTGACAACGTTTAAACCAGTCGAGTTAGCAGTCAGAAAAGTAACTGACGCATCGTTGCTGCGTAAGCGAGTTTCATCTGCATCCACATACGCATACTTGTCTGCTGTCAGCTCAATGTTTGCGCCGGAACCTGTTACCGCACCCGCTTGCAAGACAAGCGTTGTATTGGTTCCGCTTGACAAGCCGATAATCCTGCTTGATCCAGCGTTTGCAGCTGCAATAATGTTTCCACCAACAGTCAATGCACCGCTTAATGTGCCACCAGCTAACGGCAAATAACTGGTCAATGCCGCACTGGTAATGAAACCAGAGGGGTTGCTGTTGTTGTAGGGCGTAAAGCCCAAAGCCGAAACAATGTTCCCGCTTGTCAATGGTGTCTCGGTAAAGCCAAGAACACCTGTTGTAGAGTTATACGTCAATGAACCAGACACCGAGATAGCTGCTCTTGCACCTGCAGCAGTTACCTTGGTGTTCAGTTCACCTACGATTGCATTCCAGTTGGCGTCGATCTCCGCGTTGGTTAGACCACGGGTAAGGTCGGCGCGAAGAGTGATCGCTTCCATCTAGACGCCTCTATTAAGCTGCAGCCAGCGTGATAGTCCAGGTGACGGCCATTTGGTCGTCAGCAGCTTTGTTCACCACCGGAAACACCGTGCGGCACAACATGTCGCCAGCAGTAGATGCGTTGAAGATGCCGGCTTCAGTCACAGCACCAGTTGCATCGCCGGGTTCAAACGTCGAAACAAACTGCACTTTTTCGTTGTTGCTGCCAATGATGGTTGTGGAATCAATGGCTTCACGGCTACCCAACATGCTGATCAGATCGCTCTGACTGGCATCTGCTGCAGTGGTACCAGCACCAAGAGCCATGTGGCTCATAACGGATTTGCTGGTGCCCACCATGCGGGAGATGATGTATGCGAGACCGGTATTGACTACCAGGTTCTTGATTTCACGAGAGTCTTTGACGTTACCGTTTTTGTCGGTGACGACGATATTGACTTGGCCGCTCAGTTTGAGTTTTTCATTGATCATGGTTTTTCCTTTAAAAAGATCTGGAGACTCCGACGTAGTCTTCCGCAAAGTAGTCAGAGCCAGAATAGCTCTGATTGCGTAACGACCCCGTATCGGAAATTAGGGTCGATTCGTTTTTCACTCTTGACATTGCAATTGCCTTGCCATCAGTGAATAACCCACTGTCTGCTAACGATTTGGCCGCAGACTTAGTGGTTGAATCTTGAGTACCGACTGTATCAAATACAGTCTTGTTCAAAATTTGGTTGCAGTAATCTGAAACTGCAGCAGAATCAAACAGGCCGCGAGACAGTAATAGCGCGAAAACTTCGCCAACGGTTGCCGTTTCAAACCATTCGCGGAGCACTTCAATGATGATGTAAATCTCGTCAGTTACACCGGCAACTTCAGCCATCTGTTTGGTGAACTGCATGGCTTGATCATCAAGAATTGAAGCGGCTCCGTCCATGTCATCTGTGACATGCAAGGTGTCTTGAAAGTTTTTGGTGACGGTTTGAAACTCCGCATCAGCAACTTCAAACTTTTCAGCTATTGGGCGAAAAAGCCCAAATGCGCGGGCTTCTACCAGGCCTATGCCGTCAGTCAATGCCTTGGCTACATCGAAGTAGTCCAACGCATCTTGAGCGCCTACAGCATCTTCCTTGACTTTCTTGCTGAGCAGATACGTCTTGTCTTCTACTCCGGCCACCAGCTCTGCCATTGGCTTGGACAGATTCAATGCGTGAGCATCTTGAACACGCATTTCATCAATCAGGGTCTTGAAGAACGCAAAAATGCGGGCATCACTTAACCCAGCTTCGTCGTGCAGGGCTTTGTAGAACTCGAAAGCGACATCTTCAGCAACGCTGGCCACATCAATCTTGGACTTGAAGAATGTCAAGAACATCTCGCTCAAAACACCCGTGCCATCGGACGCAGTCACTGAATCGCGCTTGCGCACGTTCAGCAGGAACTCACCTATTTCGATTGCCAGACGTACTGGAGAGACCGAGACTTGCGCAGCCGTGCCCATCCGCGCACAAGCGGCTCTGATGGCGTTGGCTACGATAGGCAAGCTCATGCGAAGTCCTCACGAAGCTTGAACTTCAGGATTTCGTAAAGGGTTTCGCGGGAACCATCTGACAGGACGATTTCAATTTCGCCCTCGTAGTTGCCCATCTCTTGATCTAAGTCGCCCTCTTCCCAGTTGATGTAGCAAATGCCTTCGGTTGCGTATTGGGGGTTGACAAGAGCTGGGCGAGAAAAAAGGATTGTGTTGGCATCTGCTGCGCGGAAGTGCAGAGTGACCGTAGCACCGGTCAAATTGATGGGCTGACCGCTTGTTTCGTTAGTCAGCGTGAGGCGAAGCTGTGGCTTGGTATCACCTCGGACAAGTTTGATTCGAGTAGTCATTCGCAGGTTCTCCGACAATCTTGACACTCTCAGTGCCAAGGAAATTTTGGTCGGAAGTTCCTGCTATTCAGTCATCCGTTTAATGGTCCATATTAGACCATAGAAAGATTATGCGTCTGTCAGCTGACCGATGTAGGGCAGGGAAAACATCTTTCGTACAAGATCCATGCGCCGAGCTTTCTTCGCATACATCACATACATCATTTGCCAATTGGCCAGCACACCTGCATCCAACGGGTCAAAGTTGGTGTATCGGCGCTGTGCTACCACTTGGTCGTTTGAAACCAGAACACTGAACAACGTGTCTTGATTGCGGTCGGTCAGATCAAACTGCATTTCTACAAGGCGATCGTCAGAAGCAATAAAAAAGTATTCGGTGAAAGACAACATTGCAGGATCACAAGGCTTTCTAAATTCTTCATGATGCTCAGTCTGGCCAAGAACAAACATGTTTTCTGTTGCCCAACTTGGTTGTTCACCTTCAAAAAGCTTTGTGACATAGATCATTGATGTGCCTGCGTCCAGATCAAACAGACGATGAGCTGTACCAAAGGTACCATCCACAATGGATTCAGCATAGTTCATCATCAAACAAGTCCTCATCACGCGCTTGTTAATTATTTCGTGCACATAGCTTTGAGACACTGCGCGGTGTGACCCTACGTCGAACCAAGGAAATGCCTGCTTGATTTCATTGAACAAGGCTGTTGATTCAGCTTTGTCTTTGTTGAAGTTCTCGACCTTTTGGCCGTCTGCTTTGAAAAGAATATCAGGCATCGATCCAGCCCCCTTGATTTAAAAAGTCGTACACCGTGTCATCCACATCAAGTCCCGCATCCACGTAGATCGTGGTGTGAAACTCTTCTGTTTGTTTCTTCGTTTCAGTCAACTGCAGCACTTTGCGCACCGACACAGCAACTGTCTTTGCTCCGTTTGATTCATCACGGATCCATTGAATTTTGAATGGCTTAATCATAGCGAGAGGCGTCTCCAACAAGAACAGTAGCGGCATCCAGGTTGAGCGTTTCATTGCTGTACGGCCATTTACCGCCTACCCAACTGTCACTGCCCACCGGAATATCAATGATGTTACCAATGCTCAGCAACGAGCTTTCATGACGGTAATAGCTATTGCAGCCGTGGGACACCGTAATCCAGCCGGCATAAAGCGTTGAGCTGCTGAATCGAATGCCACCACGATAAAACGCCCAGTATCGTGAAGCCCACTGGTAATAGTCCTTGGTCAAGCAAACGCCCAACTTGTCCGACCCCAGGCAATCTTCTTCCGAAGTTGACCAGATATTCTCGCGCTCAGCCTGAGCCAGACTGGGATAGAAAAACATAGGCTTTGCCGGTTGCCCAGGCAGCGAATAGGCATTCTCTGCAGTTGGTGCAAAGTACGACCCACAAGCGCTGTCAGTCGAGCTGCAATCTTTGGGGGCCAAGCCCCCAGAAGGAAACACCTTGGGGTTGCTGGGGTGCACCACCGACAAGCCCCCTGTAATGGCCAAAGGACGCAAGCGGCTATCAAACGACGGTGTTCCGTCGTCTCGATACACGATCATGCCAAAGGGCTCTGAGGAGCTTGCAGACCGTGGATCGGCAAACACATACACCTCGGGGTTAAAAGTCCCTGTGCCAGAGCGAATGACTTCAATATTCCAAGAGTTCCCGCCCACGTTGTAGATTCGTGAGATCGCATACCGATCGCCCGTGGGCATCGTGAGGAAAGGCACCGGGTACGTTGAGCAGGCAATCGTGAAGGTGGCAATTCGAATGCCACCGTATTCGTCGTCAGACACATCCATGGATGCGTAAGACGCCTTGCCAATGAAGTGCAAATTGCGTGTGTCAGAAGACACCAGCACCTGATTGTTGTTGTTGAGAACTAAAAGACCGTGACTCATCGCATCATCACCAAAATGTAGCTCGCTTCTGAACCACCAGAAGCAAACACCGTGGTCCCGCTGACCGTCACTGTGTGAGCCTTTGCTTTTTTATCCGTCGGGGGCGAGTTGACAAACATCTGTGCGGTCAACACTTCCTTGCCGGCCAACACCGGGTAGCTGTAACTTGCTGACCCATCGCCCACCACTTCAAAGAAGTCAACCTGGTTCCAGGTCACGTCATTTGACGAGTAAGACAGCCCACCCAATGCGTTGAAAACATTCAGGCCAAAGGTCATGCCAGGTTTCCAATCTTGACTCGCAGCACACCGGCGTTATACACCGTGAGTGTTTGTGTTGCGCTGTCAATCTGAATGTAATTAGTCGGTGCTCCTGGCTGGGCAAACTTGATCTTGCCGGCCGTGATGTTGCCCATGTCGGCATTCAGTGCCGAGAGGTTCTGAATAGTGGCCTTGTCGATTTGAGCCAAAGTAATACTGGCATCGGCAATAGCCGCTTTGTCGAGGTACACCACATTATTCTGAACAATAAAGGGCTTGCGCTTGTTGTCCTGGGTTCTACCAACCCAAAAAGTATCCACATCAAAGCCTGCTTCAACGGTAGTGCCGTCGTTGTAGATTCCGAAACCACCGACCAGGTTGTTTACAGTCAGCTTGGCTGTGTACAGGGCACCAATATCTTCGATGGTTCCATTGATTGAATTGAATCCTGCCTGCATTGAGGTTTCAACGGCTGCAAAATTGTCGGCCGTGGCGGCTGCAATCAGGTTGCTCTGAGCAACAAAGGCTGATTCGCCATCCTGGCGATTGGTGATTTCTTCATTCACCAATGTCATAACCGAATTGATGCCGCCTTGTACGTCGGCAAGCATGGCAGTGAACAGGATTGCTTGTTCATTGCGCTCAGTGATCTCACTTTGAAACAAGCCAAAGTTTGTATCAATGCTGTCGATCTTTGCTCGCAAAGAAGAAGCCAGTACACCGGCATCAATCAAGCCGGTCAGTTGTTCGATCGTCTCATCGATCTTGGGTAATGCCACTGCTCCAGCAGGGCCGATTGGATCAAAGATCGTTCCATTGATTGAAACGTGAGAGATCCAATAGTAGTAATACAGGTTCTGGGAATCCTGCATTCGATCGTAAAAGAACGTATTCCCAACCTCGGCAATAATCGTGGCCGCATTGAAATCGTCTAAAACCGCACGATAAACCCGGGTGTAGGCCACTGCATGTGGGTTTGTCGTTGGCATCGACCATGAAACGTCAACTCCGCCATAGGCAGAGACAGCCAGAAGCGTCGAAAAATTGTCAGGATCCCCTGGCTTGACGATGTTTCCAAGGCCAGTGCCACAAAAGTCTGTTGAGCAAGTTGTCATCGAGACACCCTATGTTTGCAGCTCCCACCCTTCTTCCTTAAACCAACCAGAAAGAATCCATGAAAGCAGAATATGTCTCCCATTATCTATCAGACCGCGATATTGCCAACTTCGCACGGCAGTCCTTTGCCACATTGGCAGACCAGTTCACCGAAGTACAGAACAACAACCTGATTCGATTCCTGGCCCGTGGCATGGCCAGCGGTGCCTGGGAAGAGCTGATTGATCAGATGGCTACTCCACTGACACCCAAAGGCCGCAAAGACCTGGCGGTCTACCTGCGCAAGATTCCCGAGCATTGGGTGCCCTTCGGTCACCCGCACGTCACTTTGCGCATGGCAGCCCCCGTGCCGATCCGAGTCCAGTGCTTCAAGCACAAGGTCGGATTTGTAGAGTCAGAAGAGTCCCGCCGCTACATCTCGAGCCGCCCCGAGCTCTACGTGCCAGACCACATCCGTGAGGCTGCAGCGTCGGTCAAGCAAGGCTCTGCCGGCCAACACCACCGCAACGCCTTCTGGATGGCCCGCTACTACGCTGCCGGCAACCAGATGATTGATCTGTACCAGGAAGCCATCACCGACGGCGTATGCCCTGAACAGGCCCGATTCATCCTGCCCCAGGGCTGTGAAGTGAATTGGGTGTGGACAGGCTCCTTGTACGCCTTTGCCAACTTCTACAACCAACGCTCAGATTCCCATGCTCAAAAGGAAATCCAGGAATTAGCTGATCAGGTTAATCACATTATCGAGCCACTATTCCCGGTGGCCTGGTCGGCATTAACCCAGGGTAACTACTGATCCTTAAAACCAGTAAACTCTGATTCCCCTCAATAGGGCCAAGGTCTCCAGGTTTCCTGGGGGGGCTTTGGCTCTTTTTTTGTCCAGGAACATGAAAGAGCCCAATGAATGTAGAAAACCATCTACCAACTCAGCTTCAAGAATACGTGCACAAGAGTCGCTACGCGCGATGGATTGATTCAGAACAACGCCGCGAAACCTGGGAAGAAACAGTTCAACGCTACGTTGACTACTTCTCCAGCAAGTTTCCACATTACCCCACTCAGCAAGTCTATGACTCCATCGTAAGTCTGGGCACCATGCCTTCGATGCGTGCCTTGATGACTGCCGGTCCTGCTCTCGAGCGTGACCCAATGGCTGGATACAACTGCTCGTTTACCGCAGTCGATGACATCCGAGCTTTCGACGACATCCTCTACATCTTGATGTGCGGTACCGGTGCTGGCTTTTCAGTTGAACGCCAGTTCATCGCCAAGCTACCCATCGTCGGTATCCATGTGAGCTTCGATGCTGAAGGCAAGCCAATCGTAGGCTGCGTAGATCACCTGTCACCGGTTGACGACGTGATCGAAGTGCGTGACTCCAAAGGCGGCTGGGCCATGGCTCTTCGCCAGCTGCTGACTCACCTCTATGCCGGCCACATCCCTCAGTGGGACATGAGCAAGATTCGCCCAGCCGGTGCCAAGCTCAAGACTTTCGGTGGCCGGGCCAGCGGTCCCCAGCCGTTGATCGACCTCTTCAACTTCTGTGTCGAGACATTCAAGGGTGCCGTGGGCCGCAAGCTCACCTCCATCGAATGCCATGACCTGGTCTGCAAGATCGCTGACATCGTGGTTGTAGGCGGTGTTCGCCGTTCTGCTTTGATTTCGCTCAGCAACCTGTCTGACGATCGCATGCGTGGAGCCAAGAATGGTCAATGGTGGGTCATCGATCCACAACGCGCCTTGGCCAACAACTCAGCTGCCTACACCGAGCGCCCAGGCATGGAGCTCTTCATGAAGGAATGGCTGAGCCTGATCGAATCCAAGTCAGGTGAGCGTGGCATCTTCAACCGCCAGGCTGCCATCAACAAGGCAATCGAATCAGGACGCCGTGATCACACCAAGATCGTGGGCACCAACCCCTGTGCTGAGATCACCTTGCGTTCAGCGGGCGTCTGCAACTTGTCTGAAGTCGTCATCCGCAAGGAAGACACCTTGGACGATTTGCTGGCCAAAGTTGAAGTGGCCACGATCATTGGTACTTACCAATCAATGTTGACCAACTTCCGCCACGTTCGTGCTGTCTGGAAGAAAAACCAGGAAGAAGAACGTCTGTTGGGTGTGAGCCTGACCGGCATCATGGACCACGTTATCTTGAGCGAGACCAGCGAGCAATCGCGTGACTGGCTTCGAGTCATGAAGGCCCATGCCATCAAGGTCAACAAGGAATGGGCCGCAAAGCTTGGCATCAATCAGGCCGCAGCAATCACTACCGTCAAGCCATCAGGCACTGTGTCTCAGTTGGTGGATTCGGCTTCAGGTATTCATCCTCGCTACTCCGAGTACTACATCCGCACCGTCCGTGCCGACAAGAAAGATCCGCTTGCGCAGTTGATGCGTGAGCAGGGTTTCCCTGTTGAAGACGACGTGATGAAGGCTCACAGCACCGACGTGTTCAGTTTCCCTGTTCAGGCTCCAAGCCATGCAGTGTTCCGCAATGACCGTACTGCTCTTGAGCAGCTCGAGCATTACTTGATGCTGCAGGAAGAGTGGACTGAGCACAACGTTTCGATCACCGTCTACGTGAAGGATCACGAATGGATGGGTGTCGGTGACTGGGTGTATCGCCACTTTGACCGCATTGCTGGTGTGAGTTTCTTGCCTCATAGCGATCACAGCTACAAGCAAGCTCCTTACCAGGAATGCACGCAAGCTGAGTACGAAGCGCTGCTGGCCAAGATGCCTAAATTCGACTGGGCTGCATTGGCTCTGTTCGAGCAAGACGACTCCACAGTCAATACGAAGGAACTTGCCTGCACCGCTGGTGTCTGCGAAATCCTCTGATCTCGTCAACCCATAAGAGCCCCTTCGGGGGCTCTTTTTATCTGTAAAACCATGACTACTGAAACCAAAACATGCAGCGCTTCTGGCTGCAGCAATATGGCAATGAGTAATTGGCATCTGTGCTTTCATTGCGATCAGCAACGACAGATTGCACAGTCCAAAGCAGTTGCTTACCAATCAATGGCTCAGAAGTACCCCAAGTACTACAAAAGCGTCAAAGGTCTTGAAGAAGTCGACGTGTACACCGTGCACCAGCTTTTCAACATCCAAGACCCGTCTGGCTGCATTCAGCATGCCAGCAAAAAGCTCCTGCTCTCAGGTGTTCGTACCGGTGGCAAATCTGCCATCGAAGACATCATGGAAGCGCGGGACACGCTTACTCGTTATCTGCAGCTTCACGGTGCTGCCAAACCCTAACCAAAGCCCTTCGTCGCAAGCGGGTTCCTCCCGCTTTCTCGAAAAACTCAAAAAGGTTCCTTATGTCCGCACGATTTGCCAATGTCTCGGAGGTGCCGCTTGCACTAGCCGTATTTCTCGCATCTGATTTTTACGATCACGATGACGACCCATTCACCATCAGCGCAACTACGTTGCTGAAACCAATTCGCCAGATCATTTTGCCCAACCGCATTCCTCCAGGAGAAGGTTTGGTCAACCTGGCTGACATGATGAACAGCCGTATGGGTACCGCCATTCATGACGGCATCGACACAGCATGGAAGACCAACTACAAGGTGGCCATGCAAGCATTGGGTTTGCCTCAGCGCGTCATCGACCGCGTGCGCATCAACCCAAACCAACATGACTTAGATCTTGCTGCTGCCCAAGGCATTGAGATCATTCCTATTTACCTCGAGCAGCGTTTATCCCGCCAGCTGGGCAAATGGAAAGTCACGGGCAAGTTCGATTTCATTGGTGAAGGCAAGGTTCAAGACTTCAAGTCCACTGGCACTTTCACCTACAAGAAGCAAACCAGTGCAGACAAATACACCCAGCAGGGCAGTATCTACCGTTGGCTTGATCCTAAAAAGATCACGCAGGATCGCATGGACATCCATTACATCTTCACCGACTGGAAAGGTGCAATGGCCAAGACAGATCCAACCTACCCACCCAAGCGCTTTCACACTCAGTCATTCGAGCTGATGTCACTGGAAGCAACCGAGAACTTCATTCGTCAGAAGATTGCTCTGATCGAACAGTACTGGGGTGCAGATGAGGAAGACATTCCTCAGTGTGATGACACCGAGTTGTGGCGTTCAGAGCCACAGTTCAAGTACTACAAGAACCCAGAGAAAACAGCTCGCAGCACCAAGAACTTTGAAACGATGCAAGAAGCCCAGCTTCGACTCATCGAAGACGGCAGCGTCGGCATCGTGAAGGAAGTTCCTGGCCAAGTGACCGCCTGCAAGTACTGCCCATCTTTTGCAGTGTGCAGCCAGAAAGATCAACTGATCGCAGCAGGTGACCTTATCCTTTAACTCAGAAAGATTCGCATGAAAACATTCGAAGAAATGCAATACCACCTGGCTTCAGAAAAGCTGGTGAGTATTCTTTGCAGCAAGACCCAGAACAGCAATCCGCTGTTCTTTCGTGTGCTGGTTGGCTACTACTTCAGCCTGGTTGCGTCGATGATGCGTACCACCATCGTTACCCATGATCGTGGTGACATTCCCGTGAACATGTATGCGCTCAACTTGAGCACATCCGGTTCCGGCAAAGGCTTCTCGACCAACATCATCGAGAACCAGGTGATCAACCAGTTCCGTGGACGCTTTCTTGAAGAAACGTTTCCAATCCTGGCTGAACAGAATCTGCCCAAGCTGGCTCTGAAACGAGCCAACCGCAAAAGCACTGACCCCGATGAGGAGCTGGTGCGTGTGCAGAAGGAATTCGATGGCCTTGGCTCATTGGTTTTCTCATTCGATTCCGGTACGCCGGCAGCTGTGAAGCAGATGCGTCACAAGCTGCTGATGGCCGATGCAGGTTCAGTAAACCTGCAGATCGACGAGATTGGCTCAAACCTGATTGGCAACGTCGACGTGCTCAACACGTTCCTCGAGCTTTATGACGTGGGCTTGATCAAGCAGAAGCTGATCAAGAACACCACCGAGAACACTCGCAACGAAGAAATCATTGGCCGCACACCGACCAACATGATGCTCTTTGGCACTCCAGCCAAACTGCTCAACGGCAGCAAGACTGAGGAAGAGTTGTACTCGATGCTTGAAACGGGCTACGCACGCCGTTGCTTCTTTGGCTACAGCCGAGCCAGCAACAAAACCAACGATCAAACGCCTGAGCAGATCTACTTGCAGCTCACCAACCAGGACAGCAACACGTACTTGGATGAACTGTCTGACAAGCTCGAAGGCTTGGCCGACATCATCAACGTGAACAAGCGCCTGGTGATGAGCAAGGAAACCAGTCTGGTTCTGATCGAGTACCGCATCAAGTGTGAACGTGAAGCCGAGCTCTACCCTGAGCACGAGGAGATCAAGAAAGCCGAGATCTCTCACCGCTACTTCAAAGCTCTCAAGCTGGCCGGTGCCTATGCCTTCGTGGACGACTCTCCCGAGTTGACTGAAGAGCATCTGTACCAAGCCATCAAGCTGGCCGAGGAATCCGGTGAAGCGTTCAACAAGCTGCTTACGCGCGACCGTGCCTATGTGAAGTTGGCCAAGTACCTGGGCACCACCAAGCGTGATGTCACTCAGGCGGACCTCACCGAGGACTTGCCTTTCTACCGTGGAGCCACATCGCAGAAGCAGGAAATGCTGACGCTGGCGATTGCCTGGGGCTACAAGAACAACGTCATCATCAAGAAGTCATTCTCTGACGGCATCGAGTTCCTCCGGGGCGAGACGCTGAAGGAGACCGACCTCGACAAGATGGTGTTGAGCTACAGCACCGACATCACGACTGACTACCGCAACGAGTACGCGCCGTTTGATCAGCTGCACAAGCTGACTCAAGCACCAGGCTTGCACTGGGTGGCTCACCACCTCAATGGTGGCTACCGCAACGAAGAGAACTGCATTCCAGGCTTCAACTTGGTGGTGATCGACGTTGATGGCGGTGTCAACATCAGCACGGTCAAGTTGTTGCTGAAGAACTACAAGTTCCTCATCTACACGACCAAGCGTCACACCGAAGAAGAGAACCGTTTCCGAATCATCTTGCCGATCAATTATGAGTTATCGCTCGATGCCAAGGACTACAAAGAGTTCATGTCCAACATCTACGAATGGCTGCCATTCGAAGTGGACACAGCAACCAACCAGCGTGCACGCAAATGGATGTCTAACGACGGCTCATTTGAGTACAACGACGGTGATGTGCTTGACGCCTTGCCCTTCATTCCGAAGACCAGCAAGAACGAAGAGCGCAAGGAGCTGTTGAACTCACAGCAATCCATGGACAACCTGGAGCGCTGGGTGATCAACAACATCGGTGACGGCAATCGCAACAACATGCTGCTGCGCTTTGCCATGATCTTGATGGATGGTGGTTTCGACTTCGAAAACATCCGCCAGAAAGTCATCTCACTGAACAACAAGATCGTCGACAAGCTGGATGAAGCCGAGATCATGAGCACCATCATGATTTCAGTGGCCAAGGCCATTTCGAAACGATAACTCCCATCAGACCCGTGCATTCGTGCATGGGTCTTCATTTTTGAAAGGCCACAAAATGGGCTGCGATATTCATTGGTACTCAGAGACCAAAAAAGACGACAAATGGGTCTGCGACCAGGCAGAGAGTTTCTCTGTTGAGAAGGAAGAAGACGGTAGCGAATACACCGACATGGACAGCTTTCCCGATCGAGACCGTGATTACTGGTGGTTTGGTTTCATCCAACCGCATGTGCGTAGCACATGGGACTTTGGCTTTGACGAGTCTTCGCTTCCAGCAGACCTGTCCGAAGAAGTTGCCAAGATGGTGGATAGCTACGGAGAAGACGGCCACAGCCATGGTCATCTGACGCGCGCAGACTTGATTACCAAACTGAACCAGTTTCAAGTGGTGCGTACTGAGCAACTCATCAATCCAGATGAAGAGCACAGCGCAGTTCAGCATTTCATTGACCGCTTGCAAACAACGATCGGCAATCTGAATTCGGACGTACCTGATGAAGATCAGCGCGTCGTGTTCTGGTTCGACAACTAAACCCGCATGGCGCTCTCCGGCGCTCTTGCGATAAACCAATCAATCAAGGAATACCATGTCCGAAACCAATGACCATCTGGTCTTACTGTGCGGCAAGTCTGCAACAGGCAAGTCCGCATCGTTGATGGGATTGGAGAACCCGGAAGGCGTTCTCTATCTCAACTGTGAAGCCGGCAAGAAACTCCCATTCAGAGCCAAGTTCATCCAGAAGACCGTCACCGATCCTCTGCAGATCAACGAAGCATTTGACTGGGCAGAAACTCAGCCGCAGATTCACACCATCGTTGTGGACAGCTTGACTTACTTGCTGGACATGTATGAGAGCGTGTATGTGCTGAATTCCAGCAACGGCATGCAAGCCTGGGGACAGTTCTCTCAGTACTTCAAAACACTGATGCAGCAATTCGTAGCCAGGTCAACGAAGCAGATCATCTTTACTGCACACACCTCTGACACGTTGAACGAGTCCGAGATGCTGATGGAGACAAAGGTGCCTGTGAAAGGCTCGTTGAAAAACAACGGCATCGAAAGCTACTTCACCGTCGTCATTGCGTCGAAGAAGGTGGCCCTTAAAAATCTGAAGGACTATGGTTCGGATCTCCTGACCATTACTCCTGAGGAGGAAGCACTTGGATTCAAGTATGTCTTCCAAACCAAGATCACGAAAGAGACGGTGAACGAGCGTCTCCGTGGTCCTCTCGGGTTGTTCGATACGAAGGAAACTTTCATCGACAACAACATTCAAAAGGTGCTTAACCGCCTCAAAGAGTACTACGCGTAAGCGCAGTATTCCCAACCCAAAACTTTAGAAAGAAGACACTATGTCATTGCTCGCATCTCTCGCCACCGATTCGTCCATCGCAGAAGAAAAGGACAGCGTAGGTTCTGGTGGTCCACTGGAATCCGGTATCTACAAAGCATCTGTTGCCTTGGCTTACATCAGCAAATCGGCTGGTGGTGCCATGGGCTTGGTCTTGAACCTCAAGACTGAAGCCGGCAAAGAAATCCGTCAGACCTTGTGGATGACTTCTGGCACTGCCAAAGGCTGCAAGAACTACTACGAGAAGGACGGTGAGAAGCACTACCTCCCAGGCTTCAACCATGCCAACAGCTTGGCCCTGTTGACTGTGGGCAAAGAAATCTCTCAGCTCGAGACCGAAACCAAAGTGGTGAACGTGTACTCGGCAGAAGCCAAAGCAGAAGTGCCTACCAAGGTCGAAATGCTGATGGATCTGCTCGGTCAGGAAATCATCGTTGGCTTGATCAAGCAAACGGTCGACAAGACCAAGAAGAACGAAGCCACTGGCATCTATGAAGCCACTGGTGAGACTCGTGATGAGAACGAGATCGACAAGCTGTTCCGTGCAAAAGACCGCATGACGACTGCCGAGATCCGCGCTCAAGCCGAGACCGCCACGTTCATCGACACCTGGGATACGAAGTTCTCCGGTACGGTCAAGAACAAAGCCAAGGGTGCTGCTGGTACAGCCGGCGCTCCCAAAGCTGCAGGTGCACCAGCTGCTGCTGCCAAGAAGCCTACAACTAGCTTGTTCGCTTAAGCAGTGGCATGGCCCAGGGGGCGGTAATAATACCGTCCCCATCTTTAACCTTCTAGGAAAACTCATGAACCTTGATCCTAAAACTCCCATCACTCTTCAGATCGACGTTACTACTACAAACGTCATCCTGGGTGCACTCAGCACCCTACCCTACGAGCGCGTAGCTGGCATCATCGCAGCCATTCAACAGCAAGCCGCTCCTCAAATCAGCTCTGCTCCAGTTCCACAAACTCCAGAAGCTCCAGCTGCAATTCCGCAAGACTAAAAAAACATGGGGTCAAAAGCTGAAGCTGTCAGAGGGTGGTGCACTGCTTTCCGATTGCAGCGGTAAGTAGACCCACTCTTAGAAAGACCACATGACTGAACAACCACAAGAAAACGTGATTCCCAGCCGAGTAACTGTCAGCGACATGGAAGCCAAAATCAAGATGACGATTTATCAACGTCTTGAAGGAACGACCACGACGATCTGCCAGATCACGATGCAGAACGGTTTTACCGTCACCGGTACCAGCGCTTGCGTTGATCCGAAGAACTACAACCAGGCTCTCGGAGAGAAATACTCCTACGAGCAAGCGTTCAACAAACTCTGGGAGCTGGAAGGCTACCTGTTGTTAGAACGTCGTTTTAGGGCGGGCCTGCAATGAAACAGTTCATCGGCGTCAAACTGATCCATGCCAAGCCTATGACACGGCTTGAGTACAACGTGTATCGCGGTTGGGATCTCCCAACTGACGAGAATCCAGATGATCCTGGCTTTCTTGTTGAATATCTTGATGGCGGCAAGGCCAACACCCCAGACCACGCAGGCTATGTCAGCTGGTCACCTGAAGACGTGTTCAATCGCGCCTACAAACCTACCGACGGCATGTCTTTCGGCTTGGCAGTGGAAGCGATGAAGCAAGGCTTCAAGGTGGCCCGCGCAGGCTGGAATGGTAAAGGCATGTTCCTCTACTACGTCACTGCTGACTACTACCCTGTGAAGATGCCAGCAGCCAAATCGTTCTTTGGTGAGAGCAGTCTCGTTCCGTACCGAGACTACATCGCCATGAAGACGGTGAACAATGACGTGGTGCCATGGGTGGCCAGTCAATCGGACATCTTGTGCAACGACTGGAGCATCGTATGACTGAAAACCAAACCAACCCAGCTGAGCAAGTCGAGACCGTACAGGTTGAAGACTTGAACCAGTTTGTCACGCTACTCAACCGCTGGCACGATACCAAGGTGCGTTTGCTCAAACACATGGAGCAGATTCCCGAAGGTACCGTGATCGAGGTGGATGGCAAAGACGAAGAGTTCACGGGTGACTTGCGCCGTGGCTTTATGCTGGGCATCACAGTTTCTCTTTCGGAACTCGGTACCCTGCCCTTCGCTGCGGAAGTGGACGAAGAACAACCGGCTGCCAATGACCCCGTCTGAGGACAGGATCATCAAGGTAGTTGGTCAAGATCCCAGTCTTCGGAACTGGGGTCTTGCAGTTGGGCACTTGAATCTGAAAACCAAAAAGCTCATCATCGAGTATCTTGACCTGACTAACCCTGTGCTTTCCAAAGGCAAGCAAGTGCGTCAGAACAGTTCCGATCTTGAGTCAGCATTTCAGCTCTACAAAGGTGCATCCGACGTTACCAATGGCGCGCATGCAGTGTTCGTAGAAGTCCCGGTGGGCAGCCAGTCTGCTCGAGCCATGGCTTCCTACGGCATCTGTGTGGGCGTTCTTGGGGCATTGAGAGCGAACGGTATTCCCTTCTTCGAGGTGACCCCAACTGAAGTCAAGCTTGCAAGCGTAGGCAACAAGACAGCCACCAAGCAAGACATGATCAAGTGGGCCATGGAGACACATCCTGAAGCCAACTGGCCGACTTACAAGCAGAACGGCAAGGACGTTGTTAGTGAGGCGAAAGCCGAGCACATGGCCGATGCTGTTGCTGCGATTTACGCAGGCCTAGCCTGCAATTCGTTTCAACAAATGCTGCCGTTCATGGCAGCAACCTCTTAAGGGACTTATGCAAATTCAGCTCAAACAAACCGAGATCATCGCTGCACTGAAGCAGTTCATAACTGCTCAAGGCATCAGTCTTGCTGGCAAAGACGTGAGCATTTCGTTCACGGCTGGCCGCAAGGAAGCAGGCATCATCGCCGACGTGTCGATCGAAGATGTCAGCATTCCTGGTTTTACCGATTCAGAAGTGGACGAAGCCATCAAAGCCTCTGAAGCCCCTGCATTGAAAGTGGTGGCTTCTAACCCAGCTGCTCCTGAAACCAAGGCTGACGCTGAACAAGCTGCAGCAGTTGCAGATCCTGAAGACAACACCGCTGGTGTTGCAAAAACCACAAGCCTGTTTAACTAACAGGCCGCTGTGGTGGGCGTGCTCAGAAATATCGGCTATGTCTTAGCCGCTATTTTCGTTCTCACGGTACTTTGTGTCGGTGGTGCGATCATTTCAGCAATCGTTTTTGTAGGGAGCGTGCTCCTTGCCGGCGTAGCTGTGATAGCTTTCGTTGCTTACTGCATCAAGGAATATTGTGAAAACGAAACAAGTCGCCCCAAACCGGGCGACAAACGAACAGAATCCAAGGAAAGCCCTTGAGGCTCTGTTCGATCAACCGCCCAAACCAACAGGACTAGCAGCTATGGCCAACAAGCTTGATGACCTTCAACAACAGATCGAAGCTCTGCAAAAACAGAGAGACGATCTGCTCTCCAAAGAGCGATCTGCGGCGATCGAAGACATCAACGCAAAGATCAGAACCTTTGGCATTCGTGTCAGAGATCTGAGCTTCGTTGGAACCAGCAGAACCACTGCTACCGGTAGACCTAGAGTCCCTGTGAAGTACAAGCAGGGCAGCTTTGTCTGGTCCGGCCGTGGACGCAAACCCAAATGGGTCGAAGCGTTCATAGCCAAGGGCGGCAAGCTGGACGAAATCCTCGTCAAGTGACGACCAACCCGCCATGTCTTGCAGCGGCGGGTAATAAAATGCAAGACCGATTGGTGCCCGTAAGGCACCACCATTAGATCTGGGGACTGGCAACGGGTTAGCGCCGTTGTTTCATTGCGAATAGCCATGAGACTCCTTCCCTACACTGCTTTATGTGAGCAGTCCCCAGTTCTGATGGTGAAATCAAACAGGCCCTGAGCTCATCAACCCTATGCAGCTACAGTAACAGGGTTTGTTTGTCGAATATTGTTCTATCTCCGCTGTTCCGTCGGAGCCCGCGCTCAAAAATGAACGGAACCACCATCAACCTATTACCCAACCCCGCAAGGGGCTCTGCCATCCGCCTGGTTTCCGGGGTGCGGCACAAGCTGGATTGTTTGTAATTGCGACGAGAGAACGCCTGGGGGTCAGAAGTCCAGCAGAACGGCGTGACAGATCGGAGAGACGATCACCTAACATCAACGAGCAGCGGCCATACACGATTCGCCAGCATGAGTTACCGGGGTACGCGTAAACCCCCGGGGCAAGCAACAGTGCATTCCTTCTCGTGTGACACCTGGGAGAGACCAGGACCTTCAATAGTGAGGACTGCCACTGGGGGTTCCCGGTGGGCCGGACCAGTCCTCACCCTTGAGGGTTACTTGAACACCGCCATTGCTGCGTTGACCGTAGCCAACTCATCCAACGTACCCGGCAACTGGAATGCGCCACTGTGAAATGGGTTGTTGCCCAGGTGGTGGATGAATGAGCTGTCCAGAACGATGGGGCCTAAGTTCAGGTAATTGTTCAACAGCAAAGTAGTGAACACACGCGCAGGATTCTCACGGGTCAGCTTCAACAACACACGCTGAATGCGCAGGAAGTACTTGGTGAACGGGATGATGCCCATGTCATCGCTGTACTGCAAACCACGGTGCATTGGAATGTCGTAGTTGACAAACGCATCGCTGGCTTCCTGAATCGCTTCTGCCTTGCTCAGCGGATCCTTCTGCTTGGTGGTCAGGTGCTGGTACAACGTGTAGCGAGCCACAAAGTCAGAGAGCTGCGTGATGCGGCTCAGCGCTTGGTAGGCTTGCGTGTCATGAGTCATGTAAATCATGCGCGCTGCTGCTTTGACGTTCGGGTTCAACTTGTCCGTGTACTTCTCTGCGTCGCGCGCGAACTTGCTCTTGTAGGAGTAGATGTTCTCCTCGGCTGCCACGTCTTCCACGATCGTTGGCATCAAGCCAGCGTCGATCAATTCCTTCACTGGGTTGCGAGCAATGGCGTCCTGCAAGATCAAGATTTCACGGCGAATCTCAGCTTCGTCACCTTGCACGTAGCCTAGCTCCAGACGGGTTTGCAGCTCCATCAAACGGTTGTTGTCACGCTGGTAAGCCGTGGCTCCCTTCATGGCCACCAGATGGTGGTGCAGGATGTCTTTCAAGGACACACCGCTCATGGCCAGCAGCGACAAGTTCGACCAGATGTTGCCCAGCATCACGAAGCCAGTCTTGACCACGATGATGTCCTTCACCTCGTGCACAAGCTCTTGCCATGCACGCTCACCGCGTGTCACCACTACGGCCGCACGCTTTGCGTAGTCTTCGGCTTCCTTAGGAGTCAGTCCCAGCTTGTAGCCACCGTAGTTGGCCAGTACCGTTTCCATCACACCGACAAACAATTTTTCGAGCTTGTTGCGTGCCTCAGGATCCTTCTGGAACATGGTGGCCAGAGTTAGCTTGCGGTAACCAAACATGATGTCCAGTGAATCGCTGCGCACCATCATGCCGTTGCGGCCCCACACTGCGCGCACATCGCGCTTGGTGTTCTCAGGCAACAGATTCCAGATCGCACGCATCTCAGGATCGTCGCTGCGCTCACCGACCAGGATGTAAGAGTCCTGACGGGTTGCATATTCAGCCTCATACTGCTCACGCAATGCCGTGATGGCCTGCATGTTCTGCTCGCGTGAGGTCGACTTGTCGAAGATCGAACCAGCCAAGGTACCGAGCACCTGCTCAAAGCGGTTGTCGCGCTCAAGCAAAGCGTCTTTGGTGCTTTCGGCCATCATGTAACGCCAGTTCACGATCTCACCCATCTCATTGAACACGGGAACCATGTGGTTCTCCATGTCTTTGGACAGATCACGGTGAGGATCCTTGCTGGACTGCATCGACTTGAGCTTGGCATTCGAGATCGTGGCTTGCAGCAGAGCATTGTCCAGACCGTTCTGGTTGCTCACGTTCATGTAGCCGTTGTGCTTCTTCGCGCCCTTGGCTTTCATGCTTGAGAGCGAGAACACACCGGACACCCACGGGGCCAAGCCACCATCACGCAACACGTAGATGCGTTTCTGGCTTTGGTCTGGGTCTGCGCGGTCATTCGTGACTTCAGCACCCACCGAGTAGCCCTGGTTCTTCAAGTCAGCACCATCTACAGCATCTGCCACCGCAATTGCAGTGTGCGGGTTGAAGATTTCAGGCGTGTAGCCATGGATCATCAATGCAGGGTTGCCCTTGAACAGACGTTGCAGTGAATCGGCTTCCAGTTTCTGGTGCAAAGCCAACACGAACTCGACTCCGTTACCGTCGTCACGATTGTTCTCGGCACGGAACACTTCCTTGGCTTCAGCCAGAGTCTGTGCGTCCGAATACTTCAGCGCGTAGAGCGTCACCAATGCAGTGATGATTGGCTCAGCTGCAGTTGCTTCTGCTTCGGAGATCTGATTCTTGAACTGAGTGCCTGCCATGCGGGCAATCAGATGAGCATTCAGCATCAACGCAGGAGAACGTGCTCGGCCAGTTGCCTTGTAGTAGCCCAGTGCATTGGCTTGGGCAATGTACAGATTCTTCATCTTGGAAGTCAGCTGGCTTTCGAACGCGTCGATCGACATTTCCACCGCTGCTGAGTTGTTCAGCAGGTTTTCCATCTCACTTGAGGTGAAATGCGCCAGCAGATTGTGCATGCCAGTGCGCAAGAACACAGCAGAGATTGCTGCCTTGCTTTCCTTGGTCAAGTCCTTGCCTTCGTTGATGAAGGTCTTCAATGACAGCGCTGCCTGCTGGGTGATGATGCTTTTGCGGGTCTGTTCCAGATGCTTGGTTTCGCGCAGCAATGCGTTGAATCGAGCCAACGGACCCTTGAGCTCAGCCAAAAAACTTGCACCCACACCCAATCGACCCTTGAATTCCTGGTCGCGCAGACGTTGCATGCCCTCCAGGAACCATTCAACCTGGTCATTCGCATAGGTACGGGCCAAGCCACCGGCAGCACGAACAAAGGCGTTCTTGTTCTTGCGGACCATGTCCGAACCAGCCAGCTGACTAATCTTGGCTCGAGCAGCATCGCTGGCATTGCGCACGGCATCCTCAACCGGTGCAATGAAGTTCGTCGTTGTCTCGCGCAGCTTGAAAGCATGGCGTTTACGGGCTTCGATGTCCACCAGCTGATCTACCAAAGCAACCAGCTTCTGGTCTGCAGCCTGCCCACCGTAGGCATGCGTGATCTTCTCGGCAAAGAAGGCCACGATCTTCTCGAACAGGTTCTCCAAGCGCTCGGTAATCGTCTGGCCTGCACCTGCACGGCGGGTGTCGACCTTGGTGTTGAACTTCAGGAGCGCATTGACCTTCTGGTTGCCCAGACCCAGGGCTGCAAAACGAGCCAGGTAATCTGAACGGCCGCCGTCACCGGCTTCGATTCTGAACACGAAGTCATACTCTTCCTGAGACGCAAAGTCCGATGGCTTCAGAGTGGCACGGGCTTCCTTGTAGAGCTCTGCCAACTGCTTGTAGGCCAGCTTGGTCAACGATTCGTTGCCATCCAGTGCAGCCTTGACCGTGGCTTCGATCTGCTGCATGGCAAAGAGCTCTTGCTCACTACCAGCCAAGCCAGATGCCACGATGCTTGAAGCAAACGGTGCCTTGCCAGTTTCAATGGCCTTGAGCCACACATCCATGGGGGTGCTGGCTTCTGTCTTGCGCATCTCTGCGGCAAACGCACCAAACGGGCCGTGGAGGCTCTCAACGATCCCCGTGAGGAGGTTGGCTAGGTGTGCCTTGAACGATGGCTCCAGAGCCCCGGTATCCAATGCTTCGTGGATTTCCAACGTGGTGTAAGCGTCGATCGCCGCATCGGTTCCTGAAGCCTGAGCCAGATTCAGGTTGGTACCTGCTTGATTGCTCTGGGCAGCTTCGTAGAACAAGCCAGACACGTTGATGACCAGCACCGATAAACCGTTGTCGATAGCGGTATCAGGCTTCTTGAACAGCAACTGGGTCAGCGTGCTGATGAACTTCTGCATGCCGGTCACCAGCTTGTTGCTGCCAGTAGTGGACTTCATCGTAATCTTGTTCAGCACATCGCGCTGCAGTTCTATATTGGTCATGCCCCATGCAGCAAATTCCTGCACATCGGCCAACGCATTGTTGAACTGAGTCAAGCCATTGGCATCAGCATATTGCTTGGCCTTGATGCGCAAGGCATCCAGTTCGGCAATCAATTCCTTCGCAGCAGCCGAAGGGTTGGCAATTGCCTCAGCAATGGCAGCGTGCACCAGCTCGTGAAGCAAAGTCTCCGAGGTCAAGCCAGAGTGCAGGAACTCAGGGCTCAGAACATGGATCTCTCGTGCACCGTTCTTGGCCACATACCAGCCGCGCGCGTTGGTAGTTGGCTTGTCCAGAACTTGGTTCTCGGCCGTGTCTGGGGTGACAAACTGAATTGACAGCTCAGGGCTGACAGTTCGGCTGATCAACTGCAGGATCTTGCGGTTGACAGGGTTCAGGCGGCCAGGTGCTGCCAGCAAGGCAATGACTTCCTTGGCCGTTGCCTTGGGAGACAGTGCAAAGAACTCAACCAGGTCACCTTCGCTTTCAATAGCTGGGGTACCGACAGGCCCAAACACGCTTTCAACTGTGGGCTTGGGAGCCGTGCGAGGAGCGGGACTGGCTGTAGCCGCGTCAGCGGTGGAGGCCAGACCAAGCGACGAAGCAACCTGAACCAAAGCAGCAGACTCATCAGAAGTCATCTCCTTGTTCAGCGCCGTGCTCTTGTCCATTGCAGCTGCGCGGTCGTCATCGCTGACTTCGTACTGACCACCTTCCAATGCGTACTGGTCAACAGCACCCATCTGAGCCAGCGCTTCCAAGCGCATGGTGTCTGCTTCAAAAGCGGCAGTCTTGGTGGCCACCATCATGTCGGTCAACACGGTGTCGGGATCAAGCTTGTTCTTCTCTGCAAAAGCAGTGAGCGCTTCTTTGACTGCCACCATAACAGCTGGGTCGATGTCCGATTGTTCAGACAACACAGCCAGACCCTGGACTGTGCGTGACAGCATGGCAAACATCTCACTGGCAGGTGAGTAGTTCAACATGGCATCCCAGGTTGCCTTGTTCAGGTTTTTGGCTGTTTGCTCAAAAGTACCCAGGCCAGAGCCATGCGCATCATGGACGTTCAGGACTTCGTTGCCGTCAGCCGCATTGTGCGAAATAGCTGAATCGGTTGCGTGCGTAGACATCACCACCATGGCCACACCAGGATTCATCTCGGTGCGCTCAAACGCGGTGGCTTCCACTGAAGTCTGCTCAACGTAAGCATTCTTCTTTGAGCTCCACACCTTGGTGCCCTTCACAGGTGTGCCGAAGCGCACACTGCTTTTGTACGTGGAGCGTGAGCTCAGCTTGCGGCCAGTCTTGGACGCATAAAGACCTGCATTCAACGAACCACTGTCTTTCGACATAGCCGTGTGCATGATTGGGGTCAACTTGTTGACGCGCTTCTTCAACTCAGCCAACTGCTTAGCATTCAAGTCGTGCAGAGGTTGTTTGTTGGCGTCCACAGCCAGCTCATTTGCTGCCACCAACTTAGCCAGATACGCATCACGCAAGCTTGTGTAGGCCGCGTTGTAGATCTCGAATGACAACTGAGCGCTGCGGTTCAGCACATCTCGCTTCTCAATAAACGGCTGGAAGTCTGCTTGCATGGTCTCGGCAACAGCTTTGCCCAAGGTGTCTTTGAAACTCTTCTTGATTGCCTTGACTTGCTGCTGGGTGAACTCATACTCCATCAGCTCACTGACTGACATTGGCTTGAGTGATGGGCCTTTGCCCATGATCAGCAAAGTGTTGATATGGTTCAGCACTTGCTTGGCGTCACCTTTGCCTTCAGCCAGCTTCTCGATGCTGGAGTAAATCGTCTCGACAAACGCATCGGCCATGCCGTCCACAGCAGAACTCACTGACGAGCCAAACACCATGGCAGTCAGTGGCTTCTTGACGATCTCTCGTCGATTCTTCAACAACTCAGGTGTCTCGAGCGTCAAGTCACCAGTGAATGCGTAGACAGCATCCAGCGTTGCACCGAGCTTGGCGTCCTTGGTCAGCAAGCCACGCACTGAAGCAGCAATGTGGGCACCGGTAATCTCGTAGAGATCTTTCGAGCCCGGCTTGCCGCGCCACACGTTGTAGTTGGAATCGGCATTGCCTTTTTCGAAGAAGCCACCACGATTCAGCAAGCCAAACAGGTTCTTCACCAAAGCGGCTGCACCCAGCAGCAGGTGGCTGAGCATCGGGCCGTTGGTCACACCGTCGATCTCACCCATCATGTGGACAGTGAAATTAGACTTGTTCTCTTGCTTGGCTTGGGCTTCATGAGCCAATGCCATCAGCGCATCCAGTGAATGGAACTTCTGCTTGCCTGCCATCACGCCGGCCAGCAATGTCTGCTGCTCGGCTTCGGTGATGCCACCTTCGTAGGTCGCTTTGCGCAGAACTTCAACTGCATCCTTAATTACAGGTGCATTGACAGTGCTTTCGTAGGAAGCCAATGAGGTTGCATTGGACTGTTTGTCGGTCTTCACTCCCAAGCCTTCCAGCACGCGCAGACGGAAGTTGTCCATCTGCTTCTGGTTGTTCATGTCGACCTTGGTTTCCCAGTTCTTTCGGAACAGCATGAAGCGGTGGACTTTGCTGGTCTGTGGGTTGATCACGTTGGTGGCAATACCCACGCGCTGCTGTTTCCACACCGAGTGCTCAAAGTACATCGGCGCTTCAATGTCAGCCATCGAGCCAACAAACTGCATGAAGCGATTGATCTCACGAATCAAGCCGTCGTTCTTGGCTCGCAAGCTCGAGCGATTCGTGATGTGAGTTGTGTCATCAGATACTTCTTCCACGCCGGCCATGGCCTGAAGCACGGTTTCACCCAACTGGGTAACGATCTGCCACATGTCCTGACGAACGTAGTTGGCTTCAGCGTTTTTCGCTTCAACGATCTTGGCCTGCTTTTCTGGAACGTTCTGGCTAGTATTGCGGGTCTTGGTCTGGGTAAAAGGAATCGGCTCAAGGCTTGGTTCCTTCATGCCGGACTCTACCGAGAACACTTTGTCCAGCACACCACGGCTGCCCAGCGATGCTTCGATGATGGCATCGGCATCCTGAGTCAGGTTGCCTGTGTTGTCACGGGCCAGCTTGACGAAATGGAAGTCGGCATTGGTATCCGTGGATTCTTTGCCGGTCAGCTCAGCCATCTCGGTACCGGACAACGTGGATCGCTGGATCAAGCCCAGATCCATCATCAGTTTCCACGCGTGCGCGCCCAGCGCTGCTTCCAGATCAGGTTGCAGGTTGACAGGTGCGTCTTGGGTTGCCTTCAAGCCAAGTGCTTGAACGATGCGTTGGCCCAAGGTGTTGCGCACCACGTTTTCACGAGTGCCAACATTGCCCAGAAGCTCTTTCTCGCGGACAGTGACGTTGGCCGATTCATCACGATCCAGGATCGCATTGATCTCTTCATCGGTGTTGTCCTGGCTGCGGGCAGCGTTTTCAGCCACCCAGCTGAAGACCGCATAGCTGATCGCCGTCTTGACGTTCTCATCGAGGTCAAGCTTGCCGTCTGTTTCGCTGATCAGAAACTGGCTGAGATCTTCATAACGGAAGTTTTTGGTGCGCAAAGCCAGGTTTGCCTGGATCTTTGGCATCCACTCTGTGGCTTTCTCACGGAAGAGCTTGATCACTTCCTGTTGCTGAACTGACAGCGTCTTGTCTGTGATGAACTCAGTGAAGCCTTTGGCTGTCTGAGTCAGGAAGTTCTTTACCTCAACCAATGGGCGTGTAGTGACATCACCTTCGCGGCTTGCGCTTTGTGTGAAATAGTCTGCAATCAGGTTGCGCAGTTGATACTCTGTCCCCTCCGGGGACTTGTTGTCGAGTACGCTTAACTTACCGGTCTCAATCTCGGCAGCAGCTTCGTCTGCATTAGGGGAAGCCTCGTCGACTGCGTTATCGTCCTCAGTAGACTGCAGTTGACCTTCAGCTGTCTTGGTTTCTGCAGTTGTCACAGCAGAGGCCGGAGCCTCCTCAGTTACTTCAGTGGCATCAGCTCGAGATCCAGCTCCAGCTGCTTCATTGGTCTGTACATCGGCAGCGGCTCCTCGTTGTCCAGTGCCACCTTCAGCGTCGGCACTGTCTTGATTCGCGGCTTTGGTTTCAGAGCCAACGGCGGTACTTTCACCGCGTGAAGATGTCTGCGATACGTCCTTGACATTTGATACCTCACTTGTTGGGTTGAACTTCAAGTCATAGGCCGCTTGCAACTCAGCTTGTGCTGATTGCAATGCAGCTGCTTCAGTGCCAAAGCTGTTCACAATCTTTGCACTGGTTTCATTGATCTCCAGGCTACCTTCTTTGCGCAACTCGGCAACGGTCAGTGGCTGACCGGTGTGAATAAACCAGCCTTGTTTGCCATCAGTGCGCAGCTGTACGGGTTTACCCGTATCCTGAAACTGCTGCAACGCTTGCGCGCCGACTGCAGCCTTGGCTTGGTGGTCTTTGACAAATCGACCCAGTTGGCTCATCTGGGTGTCCGCAGCTTTTCGGTTGCCTGCTGCCAAGAAAGTGGCCACGTTTGAGCGGTACTGCTGGATGCCCACCATTCCCTTGCCGCCATAGAAGATTTCCTGAGAAACCTTGCCCATATCCTTCAGAAGGTTTTCGGCTGCACGGGCTGCAGAAAAAGCACGCAAGTAAGCGCGCTGAGGGGTCGTCAAGGCGTTGTTTGTGTTCTCGGCAAGCGATGTAGCAGTGCCCGCATCCAAGCGCTCTGGCGTGGCCATGGACAAGTTGATGATGCTGTCCGCTGCAGGCTTTGAAACCACAGGATCTGCATCATTGACCTTGGCCGCTTCGGCTGTTACGTCGAGCTCTTTGGATTGGCTTTCCTGGTAGAAGTTCTCCATGGCCTGCTGAGCACCAGTGAGCTGGCGATCGATGCGGGCAATCTTCGTTTGGAGCCGTGCAACCGTCTTGGTGTCACCGGCAATGCTGGCCGCTTCGGTTTCGAAGTCAATGGCCAGCTGCTTGTCACCCTGCGCGCGCGCTTGCTGGGCCTTGGCCTTCAAGTCTTCTACTGCGGCCGGTGAGACGCCGGCTAGGTAGCTTTCTTCCTTGGCTTTTTGTTCCTGGAGGTCAGCAACGATCGCTGCAGCTTTTTCCAGGTTGGCTGCCTTGGTTTCTGGGGTGGCATCAGGCAACTGGCTGTTGCCGTAGAGCGCGGCAATGGCTTTGTCGGGTGCGTAGGTCGCTTCTTTCGGATTCAAGAGCAGGGATACGTCGCCTGACTGGATCGCAGTGTCCAGAACCTTGTTTTTTTCCAGGTCATCGGCACGAGCCTGGACTTTTTCTGGGGTAGCGCCCAGGGTTTCAGCAACGGCCCGGCCAGAACCAGCCAAACCACCACCAGAAATGCCACCAATGACTCCGCTCGTGTAGATGTCTTTGGCTGAGGCCGGTGTGCGGCCTGCTTCGCCTTCGGCATAGGTCTGAAACCCTTCGGTTACGGACTCTTCGCCCAGGCCGGTTGCCGTGGCCTTGCCGGTATTGAGCAATGACTGCTTGAAACCAATGCGCGCGGCATCTTCCCCGGTAGGAATGGCTTTGCGTACCTTGCCGATGGCTGCCAACTGGCCCAATTCACCGGCTTGCTCAGCCAAACCAGCGGCAGCAGCCATCATGGCCATGTACTGACGTTCTTCGGCTGGAGGAAATGCCCCGTTGTTCTCGTTGGCATACTTCTCCAGACCTTTCTGGTAGGTATCTGCCGCGTAACCTGCGTTGGTTGCGCTCAGAACGTACTTGCCACCCTTTATGGCACCGCCCACCAGCAACTGGGGCAGGTTTTCAGCCATGTATTCAGAGGCAGCTTTGGGATTCTTTACCGCTGCTTCGCCGGCGTTGTAAACCAGCTTGGCCAGACCCGTTACCACGTCCTTGGCATTACCTACAGACTTGTCTTTCTCGAACGTGTTGGCCAAACCAGTCTGGTTCCAGGCCGCTTCGAAGTCCTGGCCAACATCGCTCAGGAAATCTTCACGCTTGGCAGCATGAATGACGCTGGTTCGGTCAAAGGAATCGGAAATGTCACGCGCAGTGCCGCGCATCTTGGTGGATCGCTCAATCAGATCCAGTGCAGTCAAGCCACTTGGATTGCGATCAGCTAGTTCTTGCGCGCGCGCCTTAGCTTCGGGAGTATCCCGCTCTGCATAAAAAGCCTTTTTGCGATTCAGAAGAGCAATATCTTCAGGTGTTGCCAGGTTCTTGGTCTTGCGTGTGTAGGCTTCCATCTCTGCAGGAGAGATAGAGCTCTCATCTGCCATGGCTGCAACGGAAGGCAGAAGCGACACCGCTTCACCAGCCATGCGAGACACGGTCGAATAGCCCAAAGCACCGTAGTTGACCAGTGAACCAAGCACACCATCAGGGTTCAGATCTAACTGGCCCACCCAGGACTTGGCTTGAGCTGCCTTGGATACTTCAATTTCCTTGCGCAACGATTGCAAGTCGGCAATCTTTTGACGGCTTGTATCCTGCAGAGTGTCATACCCTGTAGAAATACCTAATTGAGCGTTGGCTTCTCTCTCTTGTGCAATGCGTGAGGTGAAATAGTCCCGTGGATCTGAGGTGGCCATTCGGTTCTTTCTGTCTGGTGGGCGCTGCTCGAGCGCACAAATGAAAAGGGGGACATTGTTTCCAATGTCCCCCGCATTATCGCGCTAATCGTTACGGCTTTTTCGCGCCCAAGATAGCCTTTGTTGCTTCTTGCCGGCGGAAGATTTGGCTTTCCTCGCTGTCTTCGATCTTCTTGTTGCCAATCTGATCTTTAACTGCTTTCTCCAAAGCCTTTTTGATGTCGTCTTTGCGGCCAGTATTGAACAAATTCCAGCCTTCATAGGTCTGACCCACAGCACCCAGAATATCGTTCTTGGACGGAACAACAGAAACTTCCTTGCCGTTCTTGTCCTTTACCTTGATACCGTTGCGGGCAACGTCGTTCAGGTATTCGCGGACATGCGGCAAGTCTTCCTTCTCGTCGGCACCAAAGATACCATCCAGTTTGCTGTTGATGTCTTCCCAGTTGCGGGTTGCATTGGCACTGCCTGGTGCATACCAGTTGTTGGCATCCATCTCATCAAACTTGACCTTGTTACGGGCATTGGTCAGAGCAATGTTGGCAGCGTCATTGCCCACTCGGCCAGCGTTTCCATCGGTATTGAAACCAGCACGAATACTGTCCTTGAACTTCTTCAGCGTGGAAGCTTTGAACTGGTTCGAGCCTTCCAGACTTGCCAGGAAATCGTTGGCAGCCTGGGTATCGCCACGCATCAAGTTGGTCGACAACGGCATGTTGTTTTGTTTGGCGGCTGCATCGTAGGCGGCAATCTGGTCTTTCGACATCAAGTCGAAATCAGGGTGGCCAATAGATGTCAAAGGCAAAGCCACGTTTTCACCAGTCTTTGGATCCTTGGTCGTAACGCGACTGGCCAAAGCACCCATTTCCTTGCCCATGGCCGTGCGCACGCTGGTGTAATCTGCCTGAGCCGTAGCAACGGCATTCTCCAGTGCACGCACTTCCTTGGCGTCTGCGGCATCAAGTCTGGCTTTGTCCAGGTTCAAAACACCCAGGGAGTTGGAAGTCGATTGCCCCGCATTGGCAAGCTTCTTGGCTTGGACATCCAACGGACGCATGACCTCTTTCTGCTTTTCTTCAGCCACTGTGAAGCCCCAGCGCTGGAAGTCACGGTCACCTTTGACAATGGAGTCCATCAACTGTGCTGGCATGCGCAGGTTCGGGTTCTCAACCATTTTGGCAAGGGCAGCATCCTTCTGACCAGCCGAAGCCAAGGTCAAGATCTCCTGCACCACTGGCAACTGGGCTCGATCGGTCGTGGCATCCTGGAATTCCCAGCCTTGCTTCTCACGGCCTTGGAGCACGCCCACTCGGCCATCACGCAAAGCGTTCACGGCCGCGCGGTCAATGCGGGCACCGTTGGCAGCCACAGCCTGATCCAGCGCGCCGGAAGTGTTCAAGCGGTTGAAGTCGGCAACCGAACCGGCCTGGTAGATTTGGCCCAGGATGTCCTGGGTGGCAGCGTCGTCCTGCTTCTTGAACATGCGCTCTTGGCCAGCTTCGTAGCCCTTGATTGCATTGCCCAAGGCATCAAGGCCACCAGTAAATGTGTCACGGGCATAAGCCAGTGGACGAGCTGCATCGGCCAACGAGGGGCCATCGACATTACGCCATGTGATTGCTGCCATTACTTCACCCCGTTCTGGTTCATGTAGTCACCCACCGACTGGTAAGCACCTGCATTGGAGGCCACTCGAGCACGTTGACGGTCTTCCAGGTTTGCGTTGGTCGTCGTCTTGTTGGCTGCGTAGTTGCGCTCAAACTGGGCTTTGTTGTTGGCCAACGTGTCCTTGGCCAGGTTGTACTGTTGCATGCCCAGGTACAAGCTACCCAAAGCAGTAGCACCGCCCAAAGCCAAGCCAGCAACACCTTGCTGGTCACGCGTGCCCAACCAACTCCAGCCGTTGGGGTTGGCCGGAGCAGTAGCCATTGCAGGGCCGGTAGGCATGGTGGACAAGCCACCTTGAATACCCAGACCGCTCGCGCTGTTGGCGGTACCCGGCATTTGTAGGCCTACATTGCTATAACTACCTGCCGGTGCTGCAAATGAGTAGTTAGATGGAGCTGGAGTATTCCAGTTCGCAAAATCTTGAAGGTATGGGGATGCAGAAGCTGGGGTCAAACCAATTCCTGATGCGTTTGCTGGCGTATAGCCGTAGTTGATTCCGGTCATAGAAATTCTTCTCCTACTGTGTCATTCAATTTTGGAAGGGTGAGTGCTATGTCCACGTAGGAGGAGATTGCATTGATACCCAATAGTCCGATATTGCCATAGTGTACCGTCCGATTATAAAAGTCTTCTGGCTTTTCCCCGAAGATTGTTATAGGACTTAACAAGTGCTGCTTGTCTAGCAGCTCATTGGCTTTATCGAGCACTTTGGTCTGTTCATCAACGAATAGATTGAACTGATCCTGCTGTGCAAGCAAATCCATCATGTCTGCGCGGATCACCGCCTGCTGCAGACCAGTGGACAACTGGAGTAACTGTGAAGCAAAGGGGCAGCCGGCTACTCCACCAGCCTGGACCATCTGGTATCCGCCATACATGATGGCCAGAATGGCCAGAACAGTGGCTACATCTTTGCCAAAAACCTTCACGAACAGGTCAAAGATCTTCGGAAGCAGTGCTGCGGCAATGATGACGTTCACAATGATCATGGCCACCAGCAGACTGTATCCTGTCAAACCGGTAGCAGCAGAAATCCAGGCTCCCCCATCAGAACCCCAATCTGCAATAGTCAAGACAATAGCGAGAATAAGCAGGAAGGTGCTAAACCAGCTTTGCTGATACCATTTGACCTTGGTTACCGTGCGGCTGTTGAAGACAAAGTGCAAAGACCGAGAATACAGAACTTCGCGGTCCGAAATGGTGTAGTTCTGCGCTACGGTCAAGTCAATGGGAACCAGGAGGATGGCGTCTGTTTCATCACCCACCGTAGAGTAACCACCATAAATGTTGTAGGTCATGGTCAGATCTCGGACCAATACCTCTTCATAAATGGTCTTGGAAACCTGATGCCGGTATTTGTGAAAATTGACTTTTAATATTTGAACAGATGGCTCGCCGCTTTCGTAATCAACAACTGGTTGATTGACGTCAACTACTTCAAAAAGGCTTGAGTAGGTATCTACGTCTCCAATACTCCCAGCAACAAGCCGCTTGTAAATGCCGTTATTACCTAGCGTCATTGTAAAGCGGTTGTCTTTGATCACCGTGCTCTTGGCATTGGTGGCTAGGCCTGCAAATCCATAGGATCCAGACAATGCGTTCACGATGTCCGTTTCAGCTGCAGATCCCGAACCATCCATGGCCAGGTGCATGCTGCTGAAGTAATCAAACAGGTAGCGGCATTCGATCTGATTGGTGGACGTTGACGGAACTGCAAAGGTCAACATGGCTTGCTCGATGTCAGCAATGTCCGGATTCTCGTCGATGCTTGAACCAACCACATCAAAGTCCAGCCCCAGGTACTTCATCATCTTCTTGGATGTCTTGTACGAATCGGTTGTCTTGTTGCTGGTGGTGGATTGCTTGTTGTAGCGAAAGTACGTGAACGGGAAATAAGAGCCGGACACTGCAGGTGCATCGACGTACACGGCATCCAGCAATGGATAGGTGCCTGAATCGTTCTGGTACATCCAGTACTTGATCACACCGTTTACTGAATACTTGGCATGAAAGAAGTTGGCACCCTGGTCATAGCCAGAAAGGTCGATGTTGAACGTTCCGTAGTTCATCACTCGAGGTGCCGATTCCCACACATAGGAGACTTCGAGGTACACCTCGGCAGCACCGCTGCTGTAATGTGGAGGTGTGTGCTTGGCCATGGCCACCACGCCACCGACGTTGTTCAACCGCTCGGGTGTGTAGCCGCCGCACGCAGCGCTACCCCATTGAGCCACGCGCTCAGGCTCGACACTGCTCATCATCGAACTCGGGATGACGAGAATCATGTCCTTCAAGTAGACGTTCTTGTTCTTGGTTTGGGTCAGGTTGCCCAGCTTGTTGGTCAACGGGTCATACCCATGTTCTGAAACCAGCTTCATCCAGCCGATGTGCACGGCATTTGCGCTGCCGTAGTGGGAATACTCCATCGACACCTGGCCGCCTTCGATCGTTTCGAGCGTGGCTTCCACTTGTGCCCTGCCCTGGGTAGAGGAATAGACTTCCCCTGATGGCATGCCATGGGTGTAGTGGTTTTCTGCATACCGGTACATGCGCTCTGCGCGCATGCCAATACTGGCAACCAACTCTTCCATTACGTAGTCAGGGATGTTGCCGTCGTTGAAGAAGGCTTTCAACGCACCGGTCTTGACAGACTCTGGAATGGCGTCATTCTGAATCACTCGAGATACCGACGTGGCAACTCGTGTGACTTCCTTGCTTTTAAACGGATTCCATCCCATGTCATTCCCAATCTACTGTATAAAAAAAGGGAGCATTTCGCTCCCTTGTTTGAGTTGAGGGAGATCAGGCTCCGACACCTGTCAGCAACTTGGTTACTGCTCGCCCCACTGCCGCGTCGTTCAGCATGTTGGTGCCATCGGCAACCGTGCCTTCGTCCGTGGTTCGACGCACGTTCCAAGTATCGATCATGACCTTGGCTGCCTTCTGCTCCGCATCGCGCGTGAAGCCGTTAGTCTGTGCAACGTAAAGCGCTTTCTGACGACCCAGCACGCTGTCTTCGTCGACACCCAGGTTCTGGATCTGTGCACGCTCGGTGGCTGCCTTCTGTGAAAGCAATGCCGTTTCCTGATTGACCTTCAAAATGGTCGCCATGGTCAGGTCATATTCAGCGCGCAGCTTGCATTCCTGAGCCACGAGCACCGTGTTCTCAGTGACGGCATTCAATCGCTGTTGCTCAACCAGGGCAATCTGCTTTACCAGCAGCTGCGCTTCCAGGTCCGCCTTTTGTTTGCTCAGGAGAAACTGAGTTGCTGTCTGCAGTACCTGTGTCATGGTACCCAGATAGACCTCAGCATACTCAGTGCCCTTGATCCGATTCTTGCCGAACTCCGACTCGAGGTGAGCCGCAGAGGCTTGCATCAGAACGTCGAAGACGCCCGTGCCAGTCACCGATTTGGTGGTCAGATCTGCATTGGTAATTGCTGTCATAGGTCTATCCGGGATTTGGTTTTAGTTTTCGATCGCACCGCTCATGGCTTGACGTTGAGCCAAGTCATGCAGCTCTTCGCTGGTGAGTTCAGGCAAGATCTCAATGGCGAACTCACGGATGAGCTTACCCTTGCGAGTCTTGTTGCCACGGGCATCGGCAGTGGTGACAAACACCTGGCATTGGCGATCGACCAAAGCCTTGTAGATGATGTTGGGGACGTGCCAACCTTCATCGGCGTTGAAAGGAACGAACTTGCTAAACGAACCAACGCGGGCATTACCCACGCTGATGATTTCGCCTGGCCACTCGGACTTGGCTGGGTTCATGCAGGTCAAACGAATGCGCACCAATCGGGCAGCATCGTCTTTCAAGCGCTTGGTTTTCTGGCCTTCTGTTTCGACTGCAGTGTTGATCACAGCAGCAGCAGAAGGAGCAGGGGTATCGGTTGAATCAGTTTCAGTGGTTTCGCCAGCAACAGCAGCATTCACTTTTTCGCGGAGTTTTTCCAGACCAATCGAAGGATGGTAGGACACGCCCATCATGTCAGCACGCGCTTTCAATGCGGTGAGTTCATCTTGTGCGGGGACTTGGGTTTGATCGTTGTCTTGAGACATTGCGTTCTTTCAGAGTTGGGGAAATACAGAATCGGGGAAGGAAGATTTCTCTTCCCTCCCCTCGTTACTTACATCTTGGCTGCAGTCTTGATCAAAGCGATACGCTCTGGACGCAGGGCCATGAAGCCGTAATACCACTTGATCGACATGAAGCCGGTCTCGCCGTATGGATCCAGGCTGGTAGCAGTTGCTTCACCAGGAGCCTTGTGCAAGATCTTGAACTTCACGGTCTTGCCATCAGTTTGGAAGCCGATGGTTGTGAAAGACTCGTCACCAACCACGAGGATTGGGAACACGTCGTAACGACCAGCAGTCTCGTAGCAGGTTGCATCGCCAGAAGCGTCAGCACCAGCACCAGCCCACTTCATCATTTCAGGAACCACGACCAAACGGAACTGGTCAACAGTACCGACTTCGCCGTTCAAGGTTGTACCCACGGCATCGCCGTAGCGCTCAACGCCCACGAAAGCGGGGTTGTTGTGCAAGTCAACCATGCCACGGAAAGTGGGCAGCAACTCAGAGCCGATGTAGGCCACGCGAGCAGATGGGATCACTTTGGTGTCGATCATGCGAGAACCAGTGATGATCTTGGTCTGCTTGGGGCAACGGTTTTGATCCAACTGGATCGACGTGCGGAGCAAGTCACCGTAGGTCACCAAGTCAGAGCTTTGGATCTCGGCATTGGTCGTTGCATCACCAGCGTAGCGAACCACACCAGCAGCGTTGATCAAGTCGATCTGCAGAGCATCTTCAGTGATCTCGTTGGCACCCAACAGCATTTCGCGGTTGATGTGTTCCATCAATTCAGCGTCAGTGTCGAAGTCCATGGACTCTTGGGTGTACTCGTCGAAGAAGCCGAACTTCTCGAGAGTGCCTTCGAGTTCGATACGCTTGAAGCCCACGCGGTTCACGCGGCCACCGGTTTCGCTCAATGCAGGCATCTTGCCGGAGATAGTACCGATGTCCTTGCTGGTGCCGTACATGTTGCCAGAGCCTTGTTGAGACAGGGCACCGATGTTCAATGCGACGATGGTGTTGGCTTTAGTGGCGTTGGCGACTTTGAAGTTCAAAGCACCAGTCACAGTGATAGTGGCCAAGCCAGTACCAGCAGAACCATCAGAACCAGCCACAGCAGTGACGCCGTCGAGGTTGTCGTTGATCGCAGTAGCGGCAGCAGCTTTAGCAGCGTTTGCTACAGCCAACACTGCGCGAGGCAGAGTGACGTAGTACTGAGTGTTGGTGATTGCCACGCCGGCAGCGTCGATACCTTGGTCGTTGATGTTGCGATCATCGAGCATAGGCATGTAGTGGTAACGCTTGATTTTCTTGCCGTAGTTCTTAGGCATGGAAGTCACGTCAGCCAACTGGCTGAAGAACTGCAGTTTTGGCAGTTCGACGAGGGCCTTCTTCGCGTAGAAGAAGTTCTGGATTTGAGAGCCGACGCTAGAAGCAGTCGATGGGGGGTTGTTGAATTGCATGATGCCTATCCTTCGTTACAGAAATTGTTTGTTAACTTGTTTGCTGAACTCTTCATCTGACATCGACAGGGGGTTGAAGTCCTGAGTACCAGAGTTGGGAATCACAGCGTTAGTGGAGCTTGCAGCTCGCTTTTTGTCTTTCAGCTTATCGCCATCAACCTGCTTCGGTTTCGGTTGCACGACAACTTTCTCAGCGGCTTGTTGTGCTGCAGCTGGGGAGCTACCCTTAGCTGGAGCGTTGAACTCACCGCGAGCATGAAGTGCATCACCGACTTGCCGGTAGGCTTCGATGTCAGACACGCCAATCAAGCGACCAAACATGCGCTCGTTTTCCACCGTCTTGCTGATGCGGTCATAAATGCCACTTGAAACGTGGTCATTGATTACCTTCAACAGCTGAGGGTTTCCAGCGATAACTTGCTTGCTTGCAGCGTCCCACTTAGTGCTAACAATCTCGAGTGTCCGGTTGTACGAAGGAGTACCTTGAAGTTCATCAAGGACCGTATCCAGCTCAATCTCACGGTCGTCAACAGTGTAAGCAGTCTGCTTATACGCGCTTGCTTTTTCAGCATCAAGATCCATAGGATCCATTCCGCTGTCCTTGACTAGCTTATTGATCGCGGCTGGATTCTTTTTATCCAGGTCGATCAAGAAGCCAATCTTCTCTTCATTCAGGAGGTTGTTGTTTTCCAACAACTTCATGAGTTTCAGATTTGGTTTCAGAGCAGCCATCTTCTTGTTGTAGTTGGCACCCATTTGCATAAGCGTGATGGCTTCGTCGACATTACCGACTTGGATATCACGCCCATTGGCCTTAAAGGGAGCCAGAAGACGCTTGTACTCTGATTCAAAATTGATTGTAGATCCATCTTCAGGCGTTTTCTCATCAGCCTTTGGAGAATCTTTAGGTTGTTCAGGGGTTTTTGTGTCCTGAGCATTCACTTGTTTGGTGTCAGCATCGCCTGCAGCCGATTCCTCCTCGGCCGGCTTGGCAGCCGCCTCGTCGTCATCGTCTTCGGCGCTGTCATCCGTACCTTCAGCAGAAGCCGAGTCAGGATTGGCAGCAGCTGGGTCGACCTGAGCAGCACCTTCTTCATCGGTGGTTGCGTCTTCGTTGTCATCCTGATTGTCTTGAGCACTGCTGCCCACTGGACCAGTCATGTTTCGGATTTCTTCATCCGACATGTTCAGGTAATCAGGTTCTTGAACGGCGTTCTCGGTTGTGGCTTCAGACATGTTTATGCCTCCTCAGCCGCAATTTCTTCAATCGCCGCTTCGTCTTGCTCAATACTCTTGCGAGCCATTGAAGCCTGTTGAACGAGGGTGGTGAAGAAGACGTTCAGATTGCCGATGGAGTCGATCTGGGTAATGATCGATCGTTGCATCTCAGGAGATTGAAGCGCAGGATTGGCTTTAGCTTGAACCAGACGGATAGCTTCTTTTTCGAAGTAGCCCTCCATCACGATGGTTTTGAAGTCCTTGTTGGACTTCAGACGCTCGAGAGCGTCGGCTAGATCAACCAGCTTACGTGCTGCCTTGATGTTTTCTTCGATGACTTTGATTTGGTTGCTCATTGTCTACCAGTGCTTTCAAAAAAGTTAATAGAGGGGAAGTGAATAGGTTTATTCACGACCCCAATCATATTACTTTTTTGAGCTTTGGCTATTCAGCACATATTCTTTGAGCAAATCATGGTTGCGGCCTTCACGTACAAAGTCGTGTTCCATGGTTTTCATTTGCATCTGGCTACGAGCTTGTTCACCGTGCAGCTCTTTATCACGTTCCTGTTTCACACCAGACTCTTGTTCAACAAAGTCCAGGTTCTTCAGGTCAGTATCTGACTGGACGTTTGCAGCAACCGCCTGTTCGGTAACTGCCTTGACTCCGTCGAGCTGAGCTTTGGACTGGTAGCTGGCAGCGTGTGCGTTCTCGCGCGCAATCTGAGCCTGGAGCAATTCAACCTCGAGCTGGGCTTTCTTCTGAGCCAACTCATCTGGCTGGGGTTGGAAGTTCTCTACGCGGTGGGCAAAGTCAGGCATCTTGCGCAGACGGGCAATGTCGGCCAGGATCATCTTGACCATGTCTGGATCGCCATTGGGGCCTACGGTCTGCAGCAAGAAAGCCAACTGCTCGGCCTTGTTGTTGTCTTCCTCGGCTGTGCTGATGGAGAGCTTTAGGTCGAAGTTGCCACCCAGGTCATCGCGGCGAATGGTCACGAACTGGTCGTTGGTGACACGGATGACTTCCTCATCGCTGAGAAATTCAGCGTTCATGCTGATGATCTTGCGGCCGATGTGAACCATGCCATTGGACAAGCGGCGAAGAATGCCAAGCTCGCGCTTCGAAGCAGCGTCCAAAGCACCGCGCACGCCGGCAGCCACATCACCCAGAGACTGACCAGACACGCCTTGTGAGTACGCTTTCACCCCAGTGATCGACTCGGCTTCCATGTTCTGGAGGCTCAGCATGAACTGCGCTGACTGAGGGATCTCCGGGTAGGTGTGCATAAACACGCCCTGACGTGGATCGACGTTTGCGTTGAACTCGTAGTCCAAACCCTTGTCAAACTTGCGGCGGTTGGTGGTATCGAGCATGTCTTTGCGGATACCCGTTTGACCGTTGGCCGACTTGCCCATGATGTCGATCATGCCGCGCGTCACAGCGCCGACCACTTTCTGGTTGTCTTCCAGCAGCGCGCCGTCTGGCTCGCCGTAGATCGACTTGCGCACCGGCAGATACTGCTCAATGACAAAAGGAATCTTCTTGTCGGGGTATGGGTTTTCTTCCAAGCGGATCATTGTGTCGCCGACCCAGGAAGCAACAAATGGCTCGGTCTTGCCGTCGCCATCAATGTCCCAGTAACCCCAGTACTCGTGCACCACGATCTTTTTGCGGGGCTGGTCCTGGAAGTTGAAGCTGCGCACGCCATCTGATGGGGTGTGATCGGGCGTGCCCAACACGGTATTTCCATCGACGTTTACGTACTGCAGATTTTTGTAGCGCTTGTCCTTCTTCAGATCAGCCATCGAAGTTTCGAAGGTGTAGATCAGAAAGCTGGCTTTGTTGATATTGCCCAGACAAGTGGGGTCAACAATAACGTTGCGGAAGTCACAGACTTCCAGAGTCGGACGATTCGAAATCGTCTTCATCTGTTTTTCTTTTTTCTGGCCAACAATCTGGGGTTCGATTGGCTGGCCGTTTTCTTTGTAGAGCTCGTGCGCTTGCTTGAGTTCTTCCGGCACATCGGTCATGTACTGGCTGGGCGATTCCTGCTCCATTTGATCCAGGTGCTGGTGCATCGGAGCAAACTCAGGGTTGATCACGTACTGGACATCAGGAACGTCGACTTCGATTTCTTCCTCTTCGAACTCCCAACCCACTCGAACAATGACAGTACCCTCGTCGACAGCTGCGCGCACGTATTCGTCGATGAACTTGGTCTTGTCCACATGCACGTTGAACTGGTGATTCAGAACCAGCTCATTCTGCTTTGCTGCATCGCGGTCTTCCCAGGTCACAGGGCGCACGTTGAACACGTCGTCGGTGCTGAGGAATGGCTCGCTCAATGCGGCATATCGCCACTCGGCTTGTTTTCGAATCAGCTTCGGAACAATGCTCGAGTTTCCCTTGGGTGTGTTGACCTTCGCTGAACCAGTGACATTCAGGTTGTCTAGCCACTCCCCGATCTTGGTCTTCTGAAGATTGTGCGTAGGTTTTGCAAAGACCAGGTCTTGCTTTAGCGTGCCCAACTTAGGTGGATTTTTCCACTTGGTCAACGCAGGAGCTTCGAGGCCTAGTTGCTGTGCTTGTGTATCGTTGTCGGTCATAATCTGCGTCGTTCTTTAGGTACCTAAGATCATCCCGTTAAACCTTGAAAGTAAACAGAATGGACATTCAATCTCTTCATCAGGCATTCATTATGCCAACAAAGGCTTCTGACAAAGCAGGAGCGTTCGACATCTTTATGCCTGAGGCGGGTGAAGCCGCTGGTTCAAGCCAATTGGTAGGTCTCGGATTTGCAGCTGCAGTTCCCGATGGCCATGTGGCTCTGTTGTTGCCCCGTTCGAGTGCCGGTGCAAAACACGGTGTCGAACTGAACAACACTTGCGGTGTCATTGACTCAGATTATCGCGGAGAATGGAGGGCAGCTGTCAAAACTAAATCAGGAGTTCCTTTTTCTTGGGCTGCTGGTGACCGTGTTCTGCAGTTTTTGGTGGTGCCCATCGCCAATATCAGCCTAAACCAGGTGGATTCTCTCGATAAAACCGCTCGCGGTGAAGGTGGATTCGGGTCAACCGGCAAATAAACCCCGATGAACCAAAGAAAAAGCCCCAATTACGGGGCTTTTTTGTTGTCTGCAGGTATTTCCCGCTTACCACTTGACCTTGTCGGCCCAATAAGCAGCGCTCATTTTGCCCTTGGCAATGTTGGTGGCATGTCGCGCTTTGAAAGCTTCATTGCGTTTCGAACCATCGGGAGAACCTTTCACACCTTGCTGACCAAAGCGGATGGTTTTGGTCTGGTCACCCACCTTGGCCACCACAACGTGACTCTTGGTGGGATGGTTTGGGGTTGCCTTGGGCTTGTTGTACCCACTGACGCCGGCGCGCGCAAGTCTTGAATCGGTAGCCATCAGACCCACCCACCTTTTTGCAGACGATCGTACTGCGCACCTTGGTCAATCTGAAGGTTCTTGTTCTCCAGTTCCTGACAAGCCATCTCGTACTTCTGCATGTAGAGGTTGCCGGTGTTGTCTTCAGCGCCAATGCCAATGGGAGTGTGCACGCGCGCGGCCACAAACAGAAGCAATGCTTCCAGATGGGTGTCAGGCAGCTCGAGCTCCAGGTCTTCTGGCTCGACATCTTCCGCTTCCAGCTTGGGGTGGTTGGCTCGGAACACCACATTCAGTGTGCTGGTCTTCATCTCATCGGGCAACCAATCGGCCATGGCCACAATGTCGGCCGGTACCACCAGCATGCGCTGACTCGGGGTGTTCATCGAAAACGAATCCACCGGGTTGTTCACGCTGAACTCATAGCCAGTCGAGGCAAACACGTTCTCGACCTTCAGCAGATCATCACGGAACGGCATGGTTGCGTCGTTGATGAACTTGACCGCTTCGCGGCTTCGAGTGTTGGTAGTGGCGAACTTGCTGTTCAGCGCATACATGGTCACACCCGGCTGAAGCACCAGTTTGAACTGACTCTTCTTTAGGTTGAAGCGCTTGTACAACGCGGTCAAGCCAAGGTTCACATGAGCCACCAGCTTTGGGTAGTCCTCAGCACGAACCGCGCCGGCAGCGCCCCCACCGATGGAGATTTGAGAGAGCTCGCCATAGGCAAGTTGATCGAAGATTTCTTTGAGTTTCATGGTTGTTCCTTACACGATGTACGACGCCATCCGGTCTGTAGGCTCGTCGTCAATGTCGACTTCCCACATCCCGTCGCCCTTCCCTGAAGATTTCATCGGCGCTTCCTCCGATGGCTTCCAAGGGGTCAGTGACGACAACATCGAGATCGTGTCGATAAAGTCATCGTGCTTGCTGCGGAATCCAGAAACGGAAACCAGGCTCAGTTCATTAACGGCTTCCTGAATTGTAGGCTCGGTCTTCCGCTCTAACGGGAAAAAGATCTTCCGTGCTTTGAACAAAGGAACCACGGTATTAAACCGAACGAGCTTGTTGGTGTTGGGTCGGATGCCAGGCTTCTGCTCGTTGCCTTCGGTTGCAAGAGGAAAGTAAATATTCCTCTCCAGCATTTGTCCTTGTATCCATTGGATGAAACCGCCCTGCTGCCCAGTAACTTCAATGCCCACAGATTGTGGACGGTAGACCTGTGAGAAACGGAATAGATCATTGATGTTGGCGTCCATGAGTTGCCGCTTGCAGACGCCGTCCACCCAGAGCCAGTCGCCCACATTGTTGTAGGCCCACACGCTGATGACTGAGTAGTCGGCCTTGTCCTTCAGCGAGGTTGCAAAGTCGGTGGTGATGTAGAAGTTAAACCGATGCTTGTTGCGCAGTACCAAGTCAATGTTGTACCAGCAAATATCTGAGTCCTGGATCATTCGATCCTCTTCACTCATGATTCTCAGCATCAATTCCTGGTTGAAGGTATCAACTTTGCCGAGTTTCACAGCATTCTCATGCTGCTGCTTCACATAGTCATAGGTAAAGCGGTCAGGCCATGAACCACGGAACTCTTCACGGGTACAGGGATACTGTTCACACACAGGGAACACGTTGACGCCCCAGGCACCAGACTCAACGGCTTTGTACAGTGGGTCTTTTGCATTGAACGGGGTACCAGACCAGATGATCATGTTCTTGGTTGGGTGAAGCGCATAGTCCACCGCCTTGTACACGGTGTCTTCCACAGCAGCAATCACGGTAGCCGAGCGCGCATCCTCGTCAGAAATCAAGTCATCGAGCACCGCCAGCTGCGGACGCTTGCCCAGTTCCTTGGCTCCACGAACACCGGTCTTCGCGCCGTAGCCCTTGACGATGAACACCTTGCCATCGGCATTCTTGAACTCCCAGCGGATGTCAGTAAACCGAATGTCCGGTACGTACTGCTTCAAAAAATCCGAGTTGTCCCAGCGGAACTCCAAGTTCTTGCGCATGTTCTTGACGCCGTTCTCGATCGAGTCCGAAACGTACAGAGCCAGATCAATCCGGCCAAAGCCAGGGATTTCACCGTAGGTGGCGATGTACAGGAACAGGTATTCACCCATCACAGTGGTCTTGGCGATACCCCGGTGGCAGAGGTTGATGATCCGCCGGCCGCCATAGGTGATCGTGTCCAGCATCCGGTAATGAACCAGCGGGGTCTTGTTTTCTTCACCTTGCGCGCCGTTGACCAGCTTGATGAACGTAACGAACTCGAGCGCAAAGTCACTCGGCACGTAGTTCGGATCAATTGCGTAATTGGTCTCATTCAGGTACTGCTCAACTGTCCAAGGGGCCAGTGCTTCTGCTACGGGATCAATCATCGAATCTCCGGTTGTGTTGCTCTTCTGAGTTGGAGCGCCGCCCCATACCCATCAGAAAAAGGAAAATGAAACCGGCGAATGACAGGCCCACGGTCCATCCGGCCATCTGGTCAAACTGGTAAATCACCGTACCCCAGCAGCCGCCCATAACCAGGGCCGCCACCAGGCATGCCAGCACAAAGGCTGTTTGGTTCATCAGCTTACGTGCCACCGACTTCTTTGGCATCGACATCAATTACCTCGTGGACGATCTTGCTGTGGGCCACCTCCTGCGCATTGGTCGACCCTGACTCCATGGCCAAGCGTTGAGCCCGGGCCAATTCCATCGTGGCTTGGCGGAGCTGACTAATCGACCCATCCTCACGGACCTTCACATCCAACTCAACCTTCTGGGTCTCAGGCATCTTCAGGTGGGTCAGCAAGCTATTGGCCGCATCACAGCGCACCTTGTCGCTCCCACTGTTCACCATCAAATCAGCCTGCACATTCAAGGCCTTCTGATACAGATCCTGGTTCAGCACATAGCTTGGAATCAAGGTCTGCTCGAAGATCAGGTTCACCAGCTTGCTTTTGTTGTACGCGGTGACGTAACTCGCAATGTCCTTTGCCTGCACACCCTGCTGCACAAAGCGATCGTATTTCTCAGGGAACGTCTTGGTGTAAGCCTCGATATTCGTGCAGCCCATCAGCTTGTGGCTTACATACTTTACCGCGCTCACATAGCTGTCCACCTTGAACCGGCCATCAGCCATCACCTTGGTATAGCTCATCAGGTTTTCCCTGTAAGCCTCATACAACTCAGGCTCAGCCAACGTCAGGTTGATCTGGTCAATCAGCTCTTGGTTGATGCTCTTCTTCACCTTGTCAGGCAAAGCAGTCTTGAACTGTTCAATGGTTAAAGCGGTCATGGTTTTACTTGCATAGTTACCTTATAGGGTTCCTATAGTAAACCAAAAAGAAAGAAGCTATAAGAGGGTAATACTTAATAGTTACCATAGAACCAATATAAATAATATTGG